ATAGAGATGTAAATAGTAGAATTGTATTAGATGATGTTGCAAGAAATATTCAATGGAAACCAATTCGTTTTGAATTCTCTAATATGTTCTCTTATGGTGAAGATAATAAAATCGACTTCAGCAAATTGAATGGTTTGATGGGATTATTCGCACCAAATGCAAGTGGTAAATCCTCACTATTTGACTCTATCTCTTTTTGTTTGTATGATAAGAGTAGTAGAGCATTCAAAGCAGCAAATATAATGAATAATCGTAAAACCGATTTCAAATGTAAATTGGAATTCGATATTAATGGTGAAAGATACTTCATTGAGAGAACTGCTAAAACAATCAACAAAGGTAAGAATGTAAAAGTAGATGTTGAATTTTATCGAATGGATGGAGATGAAAGAACATCATTAAATGGAACAGAGAGAAGAGATACAAACACAATCATTGAACAATATGTAGGAACGTATGAAGATTTCGTTCTAACTGCATTGAGTTTGCAAGGTAATAATGCCCTATTCATTGATAAATCCCAATCAGAAAGAAAGGATTTGTTAGCACAATTTATGGGATTAAATGTATTCGATAAATTGTTTGATACAGCAGTTGAAGATATTAGGGAAGTAAGTGTTCTTATCAAAAATTTTAAGAAAACCGACTTTACGACAGAATTAGCAAATAAAGGTATTGAGATTAAAAATAGAAAGGGTGAATTAAAAGAATTAGAAAAACAATTAGCTAAATTAAATGGTGATAAAGATGGGTTGGATAGTGTTATATTAGAATTAAGTAGAAACCTTACTCCTATTGACTCTAATTTAGATTTACCTACATTGGAAGAAAAAAGAAAAGAAATCAATGATAAATTACAAACTTTAGAAACGGCATACGGAACAAAAGAAAGAAACATTGAAATCTATAAAGAAAAGATAAACGAATTATCACAATCAATAGAAGATAAAAAATCATTTGGTGGTGTTGATATTGAAACGGCATATTCAAATTATCAAAAAGAACAAAAAGCATTAACCGAAGCAACTAAAGTTTATGATACTGCAAAATTACATTTAAGTTCTGCGGAAGAAAAGATTAAACACTTGGATAAACATGAGTATGACCCAAATTGTAAATTCTGCTGTGATAATTCATTTGTAAAAGATGCAATGAATGCGAAAACCGCTTTACCTCAACTAAAAGAAATTGTTAAACAGGCATTAATTGATTGCACTGGTATCCAACAAACTTTGGATACTATGGAAGGTGTGGAAGAACAATATAATGAGTGGAATGATTTAAAAACAAAGCTTTCACAAGCCAAAGGTATCTTAAAAACAGCAGAAGCTGAATTATCTGGTTTAGAAACAAAAGAAGAACTATTACAAACTCAATTGGACAAAGTTGAAGAAGATATTGAGAAATATTACGAAAACGAAGATACAATTCAAAGTAATAAAGAGTTGGAAAAGCAGATAAAAGATTTAGAAATAGAAAAAGGTAAAATTGAAACCGATATTAAAAAGATTGGTAAGGAAATAACATCGGTAAATGGTTCTATTTCGCAATTACAATCGTTTATAGATGGTATCAAAGGTAAGATGGATGAAGTTAAGGATTTGGAAGAAAAGAACCGCCTATACACCTATTATTTAGATGCGGTGAAGCGTGATGGTATTCCGTATGAATTAATTTCAAAAGCATTACCGGTTATCGAAACGGAAGTAAACAACATATTAGGACAAGTAGTTGATTTCGGAGTTGTAATGGAAGTGGATGGTAAGAATATCAACGCAAAGATTGTTTATGAGGACCAGGAGTGGGCTTTAGAAATGTGTAGTGGTATGGAGAAGTTCATTAGTGGACTTGCCATACGAGTTGCATTAATAAACATATGCGGATTACCTCGTCCAAATTTCTTGGTAATTGATGAAGGATTTGGAACATTAGATAGTGATAACCTTTCTTCCTTATTTGGAATGATGCAATATCTTAAAACTCAATTTGATTTTATTTGGGTAATTTCCCACTTAGATGCTATGAGAGATATCGTAGATGGATTAATAGAAATAAAAAAAGAGAATGGATTTAGTAAGATTGACTTCTAATATTTATTTATATGATAGATGCAAAACAATTTAGAAAAGAAGGATTTATATACGATAGTTTAGAAAATTATACCGATTTAATTGATTTCGAAAAATTCAAAGATATAAAATCTAAAATAGATAATAAAAATATCAAAAGATTTTCAAAGTATGATTATTGGTATAAGTTTAAAGATTTATCATATATGGAAGAAATTGTATATGAAAATTTATTAAAAAGAGATAAAAATTTAGATGTTGCAGATTTTGTTTATCAAAAATCACATGAATATATGTTAAAAAAAATACAAGATTGTGGTTTTTATCCAACTTGGGTTTTTGGAACATCTATGGATAGTGAAGTAGATGGATTGATAAATTCAGATGTTATATCAAATTTTCAATTAAATTTTGCAAGAAAATATTATTCCGAAAAATTATATAATTCATATTATGGAAGTAGTAAACTACAATTCTATGATATGGATTGTGAAATTAAATTACATGATGATGGACAGCCAGAAGATAGAGTTTGTGTTTTCTTATATTTTTTAAATAATGAATGGAATGAAGAAAATGGCGGCCATCTTATTTTGTATACAAAAGAAAATGAAAGAGTAAAAATAAATCCAGTATTTCCCAACTTTGTAGTATTGGATTCAGATATAAACTTATTTCACGAAGTTGAAAAAGTTAAAAAAGGAATTAAGTATAATGTTGTATCTTTTTATAATGGGAAAAATTAGTAAGATTGATTTCTAATCGTAACTTTATCAGCCTTCAACACACCTGATTGAGGTTTTGAAACACCAATGTGTTTTTTGATTAGATTTTCAACTAAACTACCCATTTTAAACCCGTGTTCTTCACAATATCCTTTGAGAAGTTCATGGGTTTCTTTTTTAATTTGTAACATTGCGTATTTCATAACTTATTTAGATTTCTTTAGTTTTCTATAATACAATATAGTATTTATTAGTTTTCTTTATATAAATATGAGTTATTTATTTTTTTGACGATATTTATTTAAAAATATACATGGCTGTTATAAAGAAAACATTATTCCCAAAAAATTTAAGTAATTACTCTGTATTAATTAATGATACGGACCCTAATAGTAGATACTTTAAAATAAGTGAATTACCAGATACATTTACGGGTGGTAAAAATGCATTTCTAATCGCAGGTTCTGAAGAATTGGTTCCTGATACAAAAATACAAATAGAATTAAAAGATTCTGCGGGTAATATAATTTATCATGAGCCAGGTGAAGGTATGATATCATCATCTATAAATGGTGAATCATTTGTGACGGAGTATTATGAGGGCGTTTCCAAAGTAGTTGCGGTTTATATATATCCGGATACCGCATATGGTCCTTGTACTCTTACAATATTGGGTGAATTAAGTCAATATGTGGATACAAATGGTATTAACCAAATAATACCATCTGAGTGGGAAAACAAATATAATGTAAAATGGGAGAAACAAATAAATGTAAACCCATCCTTAGCAAATACTACTAAAATTCGTTTTTATAGAAGACCAGAGGCTACAATTACAGAAATACTATCCCCAATTTATAGAATAGAAAGTGGTTCAAAAGTAAATTCAGGAGTTAGCCAATCATTTGCAGATATAAAATTATCACAATTAGAAACTTTTGCTGGTGATGTAAAAAGAGTAAAAGTATTTAGAACTTCATTGGGTGATATTTCCGATTATGATTTAATACAAGATATTTTAGTTGAATCTAAAGAATTATTAACTAGTTATGGTTTGAGTGGTAGTGTAGTAGGACAGACCGGAATATTTACATCAGAAACTTTACAAAATTATTGGAATACCGGCTCACTTCAATCGGAATTGACATCTAGTAGAATAGAAAGTGGTGTAAAACTAAGTGGTAGTGGATATTTTACCTATACACAATCTTTAGATATTAAAAGTGGAAACACTTATGAATTAAATTTAGATGCATTCTATTCATCTTCTACATCAAGCAATTTAGGAATATATTTAAGTTATGTTTCACAATCTATTAATGGACCTACAACATTTACAAGTAGTATTGGAACATTATATGGAACACAACCTACAAAAAATTTAACAGATACCGTTATTCCGTTTCAAATTTCTCAAAATTACCCATCAGCTAGTTTATACTTTTCACAATCACAGGGAGAGTGGCATTTGGGAAATATTAGTTTGGCATTATCACAAGATACTGCATTTTCTCCTGATGAGATTTCTTTTATAACCACAATGCCTACGATAATTGGTAATGAAACATTTAACTTTAAATTTGAGTTTTATGATGTTAATAACAATTATGTTCCAGTAGCAGTAACACAGAGTGCAAATTTTACAGGAGGTAATTTAGGACAACTATTAAGGTCACTAACATTTGATTCCGATAGAACTGCATTTAGATTTTCAACAGGTTCATTTGGCAATCCACCATTTCAACAATTAGGATTTAGTATTACAAAAACAAATCTAACAGGTTCAGTTGCATATAGTCGTTCTGTTTATGATACTTTGGGAAATTATATAGAACCAGCATCATATGCAGGAACATATCCAGGACAATTAACAAATGCAAGTGATGCCGGTGCAACCCTAACTATTGCAAATTTTAGTGGAAGTGTTGCAAGTGTATTGGTTGGTTCAATTGTATACACAGCATCATGTGATGGTATTGAACAATATGAAACCATTTATAGATTTGAAGATGGTGATAATGCACCGGGTGTTTTTGTAACTGCAAATACAAATCAATTTATTTATAAAGCAACCGATTTATCACTTAATCCAACAGGACAAGTTATTACAATAGAAGCTAAACGTAAAAACTTAGCATCGGCAACAACACCTTTGACAGTAAATTCTGGAAGTGGAAAACCCGCATTAACTGAAGGTTCTACAAATGCAACAACAGGAGTTACAACATATACATTAGCCGGTTCATCTTATTCATATTCAAAAGGTGAAACGATTTATTATATTTCAGGTTCTGACCAATTTGGTAATGAATTTTCTGATTCAATAAAAGTAAGTCCTGTAAAAATATTAGATGGTTTATCCGTATCTTTAACAAATGATAACGCATCACTTCCTGCACTTTCTACCGGATTTATATCTAGCGGTTCATTTATATTAAGTAGTGGTTCGGTTAGTGTTAAAGTTGGTTCAGAAACAATACAACATAGTAATGGTTTATCGATAAGTAATTCATTTGATATTGTATCAGCTGTTGCAACTAATGTTCAAACGGGTTCATTAAATTACTCTACAACCGATTATTTTATAACAAGATTAGATGCTGATAGTGGTTCCCTAAATTTGAATATAAGATACAAAGATGGGATGGGTGATACAACGGATACAACAAAGTTAGTAACGTATACTAAAAATAAAAAAGCAGCACCTGTTTTACAAATATCATCGACACCAAAAGACCAAACGGTAACCGCAAAATCAACAGGCGAACAAATAGATGCATTTTCAAATGTAACTGTGACTGTAAAGGAAACTTATAATGGTGCTACAACAAATTTAACAATAACATCTTTGACGGCAACATCTTCGGACATTGCAAGTATATCAACAACTCCGTCAACGGGATTAGTTACTTTAAATGGAAAAACTTTAGGAAACGGAGTAAATTCAACAACGGTAGATATCAGTGCAGTAGTCACAGATTCAGAAGGTGTAAGTAGAACTATAACAGATACATTGGCATTATCAAAAACTAAAAAAGCAGTTCCAAATGTGGTAATATCTGCAAGCCCACAAGCACAATCTGTATTAGCAAATGCAGCCGGTACACAAACTGGAACTTTGACAAATGTGACAGTATCTGCGTTAGAAGGAACTACGAGTAGATTTACATCTATGACTGCAACCTATACTGGCTTTTCTACTAATCCAACCATTGCAACTAATAGTAATATACTAAATACATCCGCCGCAGTGATGAATGCAGCTGAAGCATCTGCAACAATAGTCGTAACCCATACTGATAGTGAAGGAACTGCCAATCAAACACAAACAATTGTAGTAAGATTTACAAAAGTAAATACGGGAACTGCAGGGAATAATGGTGCAGATGGTGGTGCGGGCCCGGGTGTTGTTTATAGAGGAGATTGGGCCCCTAATACATCATATTTTTCATCATCCATTAGAGTAGATGTTGTACGAGGTAGTGATAGTGAATATTGGTTGGCAAAAGTAGGACACACATCTACTGCAAATGGTGCATTGGATAAACCAATAACTGGTACATCGTATACAACATATTGGAGACCATTTGGTGCAACATTTGATTCGGTTGCAACCAATATTCTTTTAGCACAAGATGCAACTATTACAAGAGGATTAGTAATGGGAACATATGGTGTAAGTGATAAAGGATTTATTAGAAGTGCAAATGCTTCTGCATTAATGACCGGAAAAGGATATTATTTAGATACAACAGGTAGTATGAGATTTGGTGACCCTTCAGGAGCACATATAAAATTTACTGAATCTGAGGGGGTTACAATCGCTGGTAGTGTTTCAATTGCAGGTACGGCTACTATTGGTGGAACATCTGCAACAACCGTTAAAGATGGTGCTGCATCAGGGGCTACTGCACAACAAAATGGTTCCGCAAAAACTGCCGGTAGTGTTGGTGGATGGACTGTTGATTCTGATGCAATTTATAGTGGAACAAAAGATATATCTGGATATTCCACAACAGGAATAACATTAAATAGTGGTGGTTCAATACATGCACCAAATTTTTACATAGATACATCCGGTAATGCTTTTTTTAGAGGTGAAGTAACCGCAACAAGTGGATATATTGGAACTTCAGCATCTGGATTTTCAATTAATAGTTCGTATTTTAGAAATGGAACAAAAACAACTTTTAATGGTGCAGGAACAGGGGTTTATGTAGGAACAGATGGTATTGGTTTAGGAACGGCATTTTCTGTTTCTGCAGCTGGTGTTTTAAATGCAACCACTGCAACAATAACAGGTGATATTACTGCAACAAATATAATCGCAACAACTGCGGGAAATATAGCGGGATGGAGTGTAGGACCAACTACATTAGGAACAACCAACTTAAAATTAAATTCACAAAGACCGGCAGTAGAAATATATTCAGGTGGTTCTTTGGTGGTAGATATAAGTTCTGCATCGGGTTTATCACCAATTAATGTAGGAGGTGCTACTCAAGCTAACATACCATATTCAACAACCGCACAAATACAACAAGAGGTATCAGAAGAAACTACATTATTAAGTGCGTATCAGGTGGATTTAGGTGCAGACCCATTGTATTCTACGGGTGGAACAATTGGAACATTTACACCAAGTTCTAATGGTGCGTATAGTGCAACAATAGTATTGGGAGGAACGGTTAGTAATGCATTTGCTCAATTAGAACCTAACAATGTTTCCCCAGCAGCAGCTTTTAATTATTTATATGCATCTTATACAATAGGTGTTTCAATCAGAGCAGGTGGTATAAACGGAACAGAAGTTGCAAATTTTTCTTATTCAAACGATTGGAGTCAAGTTCGTTCTGGCACCTTAATAAATGTAAGTTCAACACCAAACCCAACACTAGCGGGAACTATAACCGTAACAAATGGAATAACATATTATATGGTTCCATATATTAGTGCCGGAACTATGGCAACTCAAACAACTAATGGAAATCTTGATACACATACTTTAAGAGCCACCTATACAACACCAACAATAACATCTGTTTCCGTTTCAAGAGGTATATCAAAATCAGAATTAGTTGCAGGTGGTTTCCAAGTTGTATTTAATACGGATAGATATATTAAAGTAGAAAGATTAGATAATGCAGATTTCGTATCAATAGGTGGTGGATTAACTTGTACGGGTGATGTGACTGCAAATACATCCGATATCAGATTGAAAGAAAATATTAGAATAATTGAAAACCCTTTAGAAAAGATAGAAAATATTAGAGGAGTTTATTTTAATTATACGGATGAAGCAAAAACAAAAACAGGTTATAGAAATGGAGAAGAACAAGTTGGTTTTATTGCACAAGAAGTTCAAAAAGTATTACCACATATAGTAAAACTAGCACCATTTGATAAAGACCAATCTACTGATAAATCTATTAGTGGTGAAAACTATTTAACAATTCAATATGAAAAAATTGTTCCTCTATTATTAGAAGGTATAAAGGAATTAAAAAAAGAAATTGAAGAATTAAAAAAGAATAAGTAATGGCACTCCAACCATCTGGTCAAATAAAAATGTCACAAATAAAAGCAGAATTGGGTTCTTCATCTAATTCATTAAGAGCATATTCTGCTGCAGCAGGTAAATCAGCACCAGATTCTATGAGTGAATTTTATGGATATGCTACTCCAACACCAACACCGACGCCGACACCAACACCAACACCAACACCAACACCGACGCCGACACCAACACCGACACCAACGCCGACACCAACACCGACACCAACACCAACACCGACGCCGACACCAGAACCACCACCTCCACCAACATATTATCGATATGATTTAACATTTGGTGGTACGGATTCTGCAGCATGTGGAAGTACTACATCGGTTGCTTTATATTCACAATCTAATCCTATAATCCTTTTAAGTAGATTGTATACTGGTAGTACCGGAACAGGTACCCCAACCGATGGATATTATTATTATGATATGACAGATAAAGTTTGGACTATATCGGGTGGTAGAGTTACTGCAATAAACGATTGTCCTGCACCGCCGCCGCCACCAACTCCACCAACTCCACCAACTCCACCGCCACCGCCTGCAGTAGTATGGACTCAAATTGCATTAGGATTTGGAACCGGTGGTGGTGGTGGTTCAGCATGTCAAAGAGCCAATACCGATAGAACTGGAACATACTGGATTAATAACGAATTCTTTGAAGATGCAACCGCTATTTCATCTACAAGTGATGGAACAGGAGCAGCAACTAATGGATTCTATTCAGATGGTAGTATTGTCAGACAATCAAGCAGTGGTGTATTAACAGGAAATACCGCATGTATAGTTTAATAATTTTATAAGTTATGATAAAGATAATAGATGATGTGTTAAATGAAATTGAGTGTAATCAATTAATAGAATTAGGTAGTAAACAACTAATTGAAGCAAAAACACTTGGAAAAGAAATAGAAGGATATAGAACTGCAGAAAATAGTTGGATATTTGAAGAAAATGAACTTACCGAAAAAATAAAAAATATAGTAAATAAAGAAACCGGATTACCAATTGAAAATCAAGAAAATATACACATAGTAAAATATAATATTGGTGGGGAATATAAATCCCATCATGATTTTTTTCATCCAAATACAGATTATTATGAAAGTTCAATGGGAAATACCGGTCAAAGAGTATATAGTTGTATATTTTATTTAAACGATAACTTTATAGGTGGTGGCACGGAATTTACAAATAAAAATATAAAAATAAATCCAAAAATAGGAAGATTATTAATTTGGAGAAATTTATATGAATCAGGTAAATTAGATTATGATAGTATGCATGCAGGCCTGCCGGTTGAAGAAGGTGAAAAATGGATAGCTATCGTTTGGGTAAGAGAGAATTCTTTTAAATCTAAAATAATACCAATGTCAATTGATTTCGGAAAAATTATGGAAGAATCAGAATGCGAAAAGATAAAAGAATTATTTTTAAATGGAATAGATGATGGACAAATACATTTAGAAACAGATACTAAGTATTATAACAATTCGTATGGTGGTGTTTTACCTGTGTTGTGGGAGTATCTGGAAAAATATAAAAATTTAGTAGAAGAAAAAATAAATAAAAAAGTAAAAAATGCAAATCCATATATTAGAATTTATAAAAAAGGTTCAACATTAAATTTACATAAAGATAGGGTTGGATTAGATTATACAATATCAATATGTATATTTGAAAATATAAATAAAGATTGGAATTTAAAAGTAAACAATAATCAAACGATAGAATTTATAACAAAAATTGGTCATGCATCACTGGTTACCGGAAGTATATTGGAACATTGGAGAGAACCATTGGATTGTAATGAAAACCAATTTGTAATTCAATTGTTTTTACATTACACCGATATTTAATAATATATGATAGTTTTTATTACAACAGGTTACGGAAAAAATGTTATAGGTGGTGCCGATATTTGGTGCAATAACTTTATTGAAAATATTTTACCATTAGTCAAAGAAGATTACAAAATCATTATTGATGGTAGACCTTTAGTTAGAGAGATTGGTGCAATCTACACTTACGAAAACGAAAAAGAAGTTAATAAAATATTAGATGAATGTGATAGAATAGTTTTCTTACACCATTCGTATAAGCCAAATCCTGTTATTCAAAAGTATTTACATAAAACCTATCTTACATTTGTTCATGCATTTATTCCTGATATGGTTGGATTAAATGATGAATATGAAAACTTAATGACAAGATTAGATTGGCATTGGCAAAAAGATATTTTAGATAATTCCGAAAAAATAGTTTGGATTGGTTATGAAGAAGATAGTGTTCATACATATTATCCAAAAACTATCACTATTCCAAATTATTATGAATGGAAAAATAAAAAACCATTTGTTGGTATAATAGATAATAGAGTGGGATATGCAGCAAGATGTGAAACACGAAAGAATGCACATTATTTAGATGGAATTCCTGCATTTGTATTTTCAAACAAATATGATTATAAAAGAATGTTGGAAGCTTCGCAAATTGATTCAGGCTTACATCAATTTATAGAATTTGAGTATCGTTTTCATAATAAATTTTTTGAAAAGAATTTCCAAATATTTCATGGTGCGTATACTAAAGAACCCTTTGGATATGCAATCTTTGATGCAATTGATAATGGTAAACTTCCAATATTGGATTCAAATTGGATGAAAAAAATTAAGTATCGTTATAGAGCAATGAATAAACAACAATTTCATTATCAATACATAAAAATATTAGAAGACGGTTTTGAAAAAAATAAAAAACAATTTGATAGGTTAAAAGCCGGATTAGAAAAATATACAGATAAACAAAATTGGATAAATAAAATAATAGAGGTTATATGAAAAAATTTATAGGAAATGAAGGTTTACTTTACGCAATTTTGTGTAATGATAATATTAAAGTTTTAAAAAAATCTAATTTAAAATATTATGATATAAAAGAAACTAAACCATGTTTATTTGAATTAGAATTAGAAATTGATGGAAATGTAGAAATGGTAGAATTATATGTTTGCCCAATGCCAACATCCGTATTGAATGCATATCCAAAAATAAAATTAGTAGATATGGAGTATGATTATTATATGAATCCTCCTGAAAATTCTATTGTAATATATGATAGATGGATATTCGAAAGATATATTGATTTTATTTTCAAACAATATGGTATTTCACAATTGGATAAAATAATAAAAAGATACAAAGAAAGAAATATTAAAGTTGTATTTAATTTTGCATTTTTTGAACCTACGGAATATGAAAGTTTAAATTATTTTTTAATTAAATACAATTACGATTTTGCAAACATAAAAATTACAGATTATGAATTATTTAAAAATGATAAAGGGTTTGTATTTTCTAAATCATTTAATCTATTTCATATAATATGTGATTTAATGAGTTTTCAAATTAATGAACATTTTAGAGAAAATAATATACCAAAATTAGATAATTTTTTTAAAGTAGAAATTATAAAAAAACCAGAAAAAATATATTCACATTTAACATTAAAACCAAGACCACATAGAATTAATTTAATAAATAAATTATATGATTTAAACATTGTTGATTATGGGTATTGCACTTTAAATAAAATTATGTATGAAGAATATAATGAAAGAAAAAACAGGGGATTGGTTTATTCAACTGATAATTCTTTAATGCAAAATAAATGGTTACAAGATTACTTTAAAGATATGGATTATAGAGGATATGAATATTACTCAAAAAAAATGAAGGATACGTTGGGGAAAGATTTTTGGTCACATCTTAGACATTATTTAGGGACTAGAGAGTATAAAAAAAGTTATATAGATGTTGTTGGTGAAACTCATATTTTATTTGATACCATGTTTTCATATTTTTCTGAAAAATCTTATTATCCAATTTTAACTGAAAAGTTTTTTATAATATATGGCGCTAATAGATTTTATGAAATGTTGGAGGAATTAAATTGTTATAATTCATTAGATTTATTTGGATTAGATAAATCATATTATCAAATAGAAAATCCATATGAGCAAGGTGAAATTATTGCAAAAAAATTAAAAGAATTAGTAGATAAAATAAATTCAGGAGAATTCGACATGGAAAAATATTATGAAGAAAATAAATACAAATTGATAGATACAAAGCAAAAAATACTTTCTAAATATATCGAAGGAATGGAAGAAGTTAAAAAATTTATATTTTAATTATGAGAAAAAATATATTAGTTATTGGATGCTCTTTTTCACATTATATAAAAGGAGAAAACGATAATAAAGAAAATGCATGGCCGGATTGGATATCAGAAGAATTATCTGATAAAATATATCTTTGCAATATAAGTTTGCCAGGAGCTAGTAATGAATTAATAAAAAGAATGGTTACTAAAAAGGCATTTGAAAATAAATGGGACCATATTATAATTCAATGGAGTACAATTGATAGATGGGATTATCCTATTCCTCTTGATGAACATCCAATGTTTGTTAGATATTGGCCAAACGGAACAAATTTAGAAGATAAAAGAGAATATTTTTATAAAAACTATTATTCTGTATATGGTGCTGTTATTGATACTTTAGAAAATATATTATTTACTCAACAATTATTAGATTCGGAAAACATACCATATACAATGATAACAATTGGTAATTTATTTACATTATCCACAACTATTCAAGAAATAAAAAACTTAATGAGTAAATCTGGAGATTATTATTCAGCAAGGGAAAATGTTTTAGAAAAAATGGAGCAAATGCAAAATATATTTGTTGATACAGATTCAATTCCTGTTTTGTTAAAAAAAATAAATCTTAACAAATTTTTATTTACTGATACTAATAGAAATCCTTTCGGTGGTGGGATGTTAGAATGGATATATAATATAAAAAATGATTATCCAAAAAATAATTGGCATTTTGACAGCAAACAATCTTATGAATTTTTTGATGAGTTTATTAAACCAAATATATTGATAAAAAATGGAATTATTTAATAAAGAATATACAAAACAATATCTTACCAATAATCATAAATTTGATGAAAATGGAGATATGATATTAGAACCTGTGAAATATCGTTGGACACATGGTGCAACCGATTTACACTTGGGTGATGGTCTTTTGGTATATTCTTTCATTCAATTTATTAGAGCAAAGGTATGCGTCTGTATTGGGTCAGGAGGTGGATTTATACCACGTCTTATGACACAAGCTAGAATGGATTTACATTCTCAAAATATATTCGATGGAAAAGGACAACCAGAATGGGGTGATATTGGAACTACAATAATAATAGATGCTGCAAATGGTGTGGGTGGATTTACCGATTGGACAAACGAAAATAGTTTTTTAAGACAACACTTTCAACCACAAGTTATTTTGGAAACATCAGAAAAAGCTTTTTACGATTATTTTATAAGACAAGATATTAAAATAGATTACTTACATATTGATGGAGACCATTCATATGAAGGAGTTAAAAAAGATTTTGAATTATATTCTTCAATTGTCTCTGAAAATGGAATTATTACCATTCATGATATAGACCAAACTTATCATGACACATTTATAGTAACCGAAGATGCGAAAGAAAACTTTGTTCCCTTTGATGGACCGGCAAAATTTATTAAAGAATTAGAAAATAATACAGAATGGAATTTTGTAAATTTAAAAAATTTTCGTATGTTTAGTCAAAAAACAACAAGTACTGGATTAACAGTCTTAACAAGAAAATAAAAATGAATAAAAAAATAAGATTAGTTACAGTTACAGGAAGTAGAACAAACACTCTATGGCATATGTTAAATCACTATGCTGCAATTGTAGATGAAATTTTTGTAGTAGTTTATGAATGGGAGAATTTTTCCACATATGATTCAGTACAAGAAATTGTTTCTAAATTTCCAAATGCAAAAATAGTAAGAAGAGAAACAAAAGAAAAATTTAATTGGGAGTATGTTACTCAGTTATATAATGAAACCAAATTGTTGCATCCAACAGATTGGTGGATAGTTTCAGATGATGATGAATTTCATTTATATTCAAAAGATTTAAGACAAATCATAAATGAATGTGATGAAAATGGTTGGGAGTTAGTTAGAGGTGGTTTTATAGATAGAATAGGAATTGATGGGGTGTTTCCTGAAATAAATGATAAAGAAAATATATTTAAACAATTTCCTTTAGCAGGATTTTTTAGATACCCATTATCAGGAGCATGCCCTAATAAAATTTGTATAATGAAAGGTTATATAGAAATAACATCAGGACAACATTATGCAAAAATAGATGGACAAACTACATGGAGATGGCAAGGATGGAATCATCCACTAATAGCACCAATCGATAAATACAATATTCAGGTGCACCATTTTAAATGGGATTCTACATGTGGTGAAAGAATTAGAGCTGTTGCAAACATAAATAAAGATTACTCTTATTCAGAAGAATATAGAAAAATGTATAGGGCATTAGCTAAAACTAAATTTAAAATTGATATAAATGAACCAGAATTTATGATTGAAGAGTGTGGTATAAATTATTACAAACAATGGGATATATTGTTTAAAAAAATAATATCAATATAATTTGGTGTAATCGTAAAAATTTTGTATATTTAAAAAAATAAATTATTATGGCAAAAGCAACAAAAACAGAAACAACGGCAACTAATCAAGATGAATTATTTTTATTAGAACAAAGAAAAACCAAAGCTTTAGAAAAAATAGCTAACTCATTAGATGCTTTGACTATTTGGTTTGAAGAAATAAATAAAGATGAATGGAGTGATAGATTACAATACTATTTAGCAGAATTCCACACAAAATTTATAAAAAACGAAAATTCTAAAGACTATAATGATTAAACAAAATCATAAGTTAGGAATTATTGTACCATATAGAAATAGATACGAACATTTAGAAGAATTTAAAAAAATAATTAAAGAATATTTTTCTAAAACGGATATTGATTATGAGTTAATAATTGTTGAGCAAGATAATGCTAAACTATTTAATCGTGGTATGTTATGTAATGTGGGATTTATAGAATCCCAAAAATATAAATGTGATTACATAGCAATTCACGATGTAGATATGCTTCCAATTGATGTTGATTATTCTTATGCTGATGTACCAATTCATTTAGCAACAGATAACCTTCCATTTGAATCTTATTTCGGTGGAATGACTTTATTTCCTACTGATGTATTTCAAAAAATAAATGGATTCTCAAACTTATATTGGGGATGGGGATTTGAAGATGATGATTTACGATATCGTTGTGTAAAAAATAATGTATCATTCGCTGAACATCTAACTGAAAATATCAGTAAAGATTTATTACCTATTTTTAATGGCGTTGATGCATATGCAACTATTCCTAATATTATAAATTATAATAGAAATTTTAATATAGAACTTCATATTAATTTAGATAGAGTTGTATATGATGTAAATAAACAATTTGATGTATTTCCCATATTAACAATAAAGGGATATGATTTCAAATTATTTTACAATTCATTTAATCGATTTTATTTACAAGTTTTTGATAAAAATGGTAATTATTATGATGTTTATTCTGATATTGTAACATCATCATACAACAAAATAAAAATCGAATATAATAAATCCGACAAAATAATCACTTTTTGTGTAAACGATAAATCAAATAGTATTCAGCTTTTAAATTATATACACAATTATTCGGATACTGAAAATATGATATTAGGGTCTGATAATGAATTAGAAAATTTTTTCAAAGGAAGTATTAATGAATTTTTAATAAACCAAAATGGTGAAGTAAAAATACATTATGAAAATTACAATATTGAAAAATATCGTTTAAGTGATAATTCAGGTAATAGAAATCACGGTGAGTTTTTTAATGTATATTTGGATAATTTTAAACCATTTAAAAATTATTATTCTTATATACCATTTAGACGTAAAAGCAAATTACTAAAATTAGAACACGATGATTGTGGATTTAATGCAGGTAGATGGCGAGATGATAATAGTAGATGGAATCAGTTAAGATATAACAATGAAGTTCAAACTGGAAGTAGAGATAAAATTGAAGATGGATTATCTACATTAAAATATCATATACATGGAAAAACTAAAATTGATAAAATAACTCATTTAAATGTTGGTATATAATGAAATTAGGTGTTTGTGTTCCATATAGAAATAGAGAAGAACATATGAAAGTGTTCGTTCCCCATGTTACAAAATTCTTAGAAGAAAGAGGAATTGAACATACAATCTATTTAGCACATCAATGTGATGATAAACTATTCAATAGAGGTTTAATGAAAAATATCGCAGCTAAACATGCATTTGATGATGGGTGTGATTACATTGTATGGCATGATATTGATATGGTGCCGGAAGATGAGAGTTGTGATTATTCATTTCCAGAAGGCAACCCACAACATATTGCAGTTCGTATTTCTCAATCAGATTATCAATTGAAATATGAGGAGTATTTTGGTGGAGCAGTTGTATTTTCAAAAGAGCAAGTAGAAAGAACCAATGGTTACTCAAATGATTATTGGGATTGGGGAATGGAAGATGATGACCTATTTTGGAGATGTGTAATGGAAGGTTATGTAGAAAAAACAAAATTAGATTATACCGAAGAAAAATATGTAGCTAATTTTAATGGAAAAGATTCAAAAATATATTTTAGACCATCTAGAGAACAAAGAGATTGTTTATCAAACTCACACACGGTTTCTGTTTTAGTAAAAGCAGACCAACAAATTGATAAAGTTCCAATTTGGTTAATAGGGGATAATGAAAGACAATTTATAGAATATCCAATATTTAGAAAACCAGGCTACGATTGGGGATTATCTTTTAATAATAGTAGAGCATATACAATGCAACTTTGGGATAGAATGAAAGGACATTTATACCAATGGATTAAGAGATATGAAAATCAATGGAGTTGGATTACTATGGCAGTAGATACTGAAAATAAAAAAATACATTTCTATTTAAATGGCAGAGAAAGTGATGCAAGATTAGGAACAGGAACACAATCACCATTAGAATATAATGAATCATTGAAACGATATGCAATGGAACCATTTACAATTGGATATTCAAAATCTCCGTATGAAATATTTTTCAAAGGTAGTATTGCAAGTATTCAAATGTGGGACAGATGTTTAACATCGGAAGAAATTAAAAACTTACACAAAGAAATTCCAGAAGATAATTTGATATTAGATATTTTTAGTATGAACTTAGAATTTGGTCAATTTGAAAATGTAGAATTAACAAAAGAAAAAATAGAAATACCACATACAATTTTACCATATAGAAGAGATGGTAAGTTTTTTTGTTTACCACATCAAACCGAAGGATTAATTAAAGTCGGCGGAATTGATAAATGGGCAAAAGGAGAAACAACAGCTGCAAATGAAAGGAGATATATTTTAAAAATGCAACAAGGTGAAATTGATTATAAAAACGATGGGATAAATAATATGAAATATGAATTTTTATCCATAGATACTATATATAATAAACATAAAATGATAAATGTTAAAACAATAAGTTATGAGTGATAAGAAATTTGAAAACCCTATTTACCTAAAAGTAAAAGATGAATTAGATTCGGTTGGTAAAGGAATGTGTTTGGCCAAATGGACACAAGTAACATTGCAATTACAAAACGGACACAACCACAGTTGTCACCACCCAAAAACACATAAAATTTCAGAAACGGAAATAGCTAGAAATCCATCCGCATTACATAATAGTAGATATAAAAAACTTCGTAGAAAAGAAATGTTACAGGGTTCAAGACCAACGGAGTGTGATTATTGTTGGAATGTAGAAGATAATTCGGATAGATTTAGTGATAGAATTTTTAAATCAGGAGAAAGTTGGTCTTATCCATTTATGAAAGAAATTACGGAATCCGATTGGAGAGAAGATTATAACCCAAAATATGTCGAAGTTGCATTCTCAAACGCTTGTAATTTCAAATGTATGTATTGTGGACCTGCATATAGTTCTAAATGGGTTGAAGAAATAGAAGAACATGGACACTATCCTACTTTAGATAGTTTTAACTCAAATGAGTGGTTAAAAATAGAAGATAAATTTCCAATACCTGTTAGAGATTACAACCCATATGTTGAAGCATTTTGGAAATGGTGGCCTGAATTATATAGAGATTTGCACACATTTAGAATTACAGGAGGAGAACCTTTGATGAGTAAAGATACTTGGGGAGTTTTGGATTATATCATCAACGAACCAAATCCAAATAGAGAATTAAAATTAGCAATAAATACAAATTTAGGAGTACCTGATAATCTAATAGATAGATTAATTGAAAAAATACAAAAAATAGAAGATGAAAACAGAGTAAAAGAAATTGTAATATTTACATCAACAGATACTTGGGGCGAACAGGCAGAATATATTAGAACTGGTTTAGAATTTAATAGATTTTGGAATAATATAAATAAAATACTTTCAAAGTGTCCTAGAGTTATTATTACATTTATGGTAACTTACAATGCACTATCTATATTTAATTATGAAAAATTAATTCATAATGTATATGATTTAAAAAGAGTATATGGTTCAGAAGATAGATATTGGAACTCTGCTGTATTTTTAGATACATCTTATTTAAGATATCCATCACATCAAACGGTACAAGTTTTACCATATGATTTTTCTGACATGGTATTAAATCAAAGTAAATTAATTACATATTATGCATCACCATCCTTTGATAATAGTCATATAGGATATAGTGATATTGAAGTTCAAAAAGTAAAAAGAATTTATGATTGGATGATATCACCACAAGATAGTATGCAACAGATGAAAAACAGATATAGTTTTTATAAACATTTTGAAGAACATGATAAAAGAAGAGGAACTAATTTTGTAAAAACTTTTCCAGAATTAGAAGAATTTTATAACTTTTGTTCAAAAATAAAATTATGAGTTTAAGAATAAATAAAGATAATATATTTTTTATATTACCTGAGGACAGATACTCTGTCTCTAAAAAAATTGACAAATATATGTCGGAAGATTTTACTTTTTATGTAAAAGTAAAAATTAACCATAGGGAAATGGAAAATGATAAAGAATATTTCATTTTTGCAAGAAATGGAATGCATTCTGGAATAAGTGTATATAAAGATAATGATAGTTTTTTACATATAGTTTATAGTTGGTGGATAATTGATGAAGCCGGTGAAAATCAATATAAAAGTGTATCGCAAAAAATAGAAAAAGAAAACAATGATGATTTTCACGAAGTAGTAATGATATGTGATGATGTTCAAAAAGAAATATATTGTTACTTAAATAGTGAAAGTGTAGATACAATTTCATATAAAAAATGTGAAAGACATAAATACGAAAATACATTTTATTGGTTTGGATGTGGTTCTATGATGTGTCCAGAAGAACACAGACATATTGGTGATTTTAATTTTGAATTATCATTTTTACTTAATAAAAAAATTGATATAGTAAGAGTTGATTACATCGTTGAAAATTATAAAGAATTGTATACGGTGGAAATGTTTGATAATCTTAGAAAATTAAAAGATAATTTTTATTTAAAAGATAATTTTGCATTTTTTTGTGATTTCAACAATTCTACAAAATATAAAATTTGGGATATGACTTTTAGTGGAAATTATCCACAAATTTATATAGAAAATAATATTTATTTTTAAAAGTTATGAAAGTATTAATTACAGGTGGTGCAGGCTATTTAGGGTCTGTAATTGTAGATAAACTACTCAAAGTTGGGTATGAAGTTATTGTGTTGGATAAATTATTATTCAATCAAACATCTTTACTCCAATATACTTCCAATCCAAATTTTAAATTTATTTACGGAGATGTTCGTAATGAGGAATTGTTGGAAAAACTTTGTAAAGAGGTTGATATAATTATTCCATTAGCAGCAATTGTAGGATTTCCAGCTTGTGCAGCAGACCCTAAATTAGCAAAAGAAATAAACTTTCAACAAATTGTAAATATTGTTAAATTTACAAATGGTAAAGGTAAAAAAATTTTATATCCAAACACAAATAGTGGATACGGTATCGGTGAAGGACAATCGGAGTGCACAGAAGAATCACCACTTAATCCTATATCAATTTATGGCCAAACTAAATGTGAGGCTGAGAATTTTCTAAGAACATCAACCGATGCAATCATATTTAGATTAGCAACGGTTTTTGGTGTATCACCTAGAATGAGAACCGATTTATTAGTAAATGATTTTACTTACAAAGCAATTACCGATAAATACATTGTTGTGTTTGAAAAAACATTTAAAAGAAATTTTATACATATCGAAGATGTGGCATTGGCATTTCTTTTTATGTTAGAAAATTATGAAACATATAGAGGTGAAATTTTTAATGTGGGATTAAGTGATGCAAATCTTTCAAAGCAAGAATTGTTAGAAAAAATACAAACTCATGTAAAAGATTTTGCGGTAGTATATGATGATTACTATGAAGACCCGGATAAACGCAACTATATTGTTTCTAATGAGAAAATAGAATCAACCGGTTGGAAACCGGAATGGGATTTGGATAAAGGAATAAAACAATTAATCCAGGCCTATCAAATGATAGTTCCAAAAATGGGTGCGGAGTTTAGAAATGGTTTTCCTTTAGGTTATGCAAATCAAACATAATATGAGTAATAAATGGGATGAGTTTCAAATTACTCCATCAAAAAAATTTGGTATAGAAGTTCCTCAATTTCAACCATCTGTGTTTAGAGAATATAGAGGTGAGATATTTACAACCTTTCATTCAAAAGAACATCCTGTTATGAATTATGTAAGTGAAGGGTGTGAAATACATGGTAGATTTTCACGTTCATATCAAGGTGTATTAAGAGGTTTACATTGGGATAATAAGACGTGGAAATTGGTTCAAGCGGCAGTTGGTGACATATACCTTGTAGTGTTAGATATGAGAAAAGATTCACCCACTTACGGAGATTGGGAATCATACATTATTTCAGAAAGATTAAGAAATCAAGTATTAGTTCCACCAGGTTTTGCAAACGGACACTATGCATTAACCGATTGTATGTTTCATTATAATTTATTCTATAAAGATGGTTATGTAGATGCAGATGAGCAAGGTGTTGTGAAATGGAATGACCCGGAATATCAAATGGAATGGCCAACAAATAACCCAATATTACAAAAAAGAGATAGATAATGAATCTATATATTTTATCATATGGTAGAACAGGTGGAACAACATTTTGTAAATGGATAAGTAAAGAATTGGATAAAATATATATTCACGAACCTTTTAATAAAAATCATAATTGGATGTATAAAAACATAGATTTTCTAATAGGTAATTATGTTATAAAATTAGAACCAGAAGATTTGGATAAAATACCTGGAGATAAAATTACAATAGGATTAATACGACAAAATGTATATGATTGTGCAATAAGTAATTTAAAAGCTATACAAACTAATAAATGGCATTCTCCATATAAGGTCGATGATGATTGGTTGAAAAAAAATGAATTTGAACTAGAAGAATTATCAAAAAAAATATTATCACAAAATAATAAAATATTAAATATGAAATATGATATTATATTGACATATGAGGGATTATTTGAAAATAAATCCGATATACCAATAATATGTAAATTTTTAAATATAAAAAATTTAAAATATATAGAATATATCAATGAATCCAATAAATATAGAAAAAATTTAGAATATAAAAGCCATTTAATTTGATTTTATGATAAAAAATTTAGAACAATATCCAATAGTAAGAGATATCCAACAAACATCAGAATCATTAATTGATTTTGAAAACCTAATTGTAAAACATTGGGAAGAAGGGAAGATTCGAGGACCAATACATTTATCAAACGGAAACGAAGAACAACTTATAGAAATATTCAAAAGAATTAAAACGGCAGATTGGGTATTCTCAACTTGGCGTTCACATTACCATGCATTATTAAAAGAAGTGTGTCCAGTATGGATTGAAGAAGAAATCCTTAAAGGCAAATCTATTACCCTTTGTAATATAGACGAAAAATTTTATTCATCTGCAATTGTAGGTGGAACTTTATCAATTGCATTGGGTGTTGCAATGGGAATTAAAGAGAGTGGTAGCGATGAAAAAGTATTTGTATTCATAGGTGATATGTCATTTGAAAGTGGTATATTCTATGAAATTCATAAATATGCAAGAAACTTTGATTTACCAATTGTGTTTATAGTAGAAGATAATGCAGTATCAACTTATACACCTACGGAGGCAACTTGGAATACAAAACGAGAAATACCATCGGATGTTATTCATTACACTTATAAATCAAAATATCCACACTACGGAAGTGGTAAGTGGGTGGTATTTTAATATATGTTATATAAAGAAGAATTACATAATTTTGATAAGTTTATATCCGATTGGGATTTAAAAACTGAATATGTTTTATTTGGTGCAAGTAAAGAATGTATCCAATTTATTAGAACTATTGACCACTTAATGGGTGAAAGAGTATTTAAAATAAAATACATAGTAGACCATGATGTTAAAAATACTGAAGTAGTCGATAATATAAACCAAATAAGTTCAGCATATCACCAATCAAAAGATATGCAAATAAATAGAAGTGGATTAAAATTAATTCACATAGATGATTTTGATTTAAACCCTAATGAAAAAGTTATTGTAACTACCGATGTATTTAAACAAAAATACAAGGATTTTTTAGAGAAGAATAAAATACAATGGACTTGGTATAAACACATTGCAGCAATATGGCCATTGAAGCATAAAAACAAAGTTCACATATATCAAACAGATGTGTTGGTTACAGAAAGATGTACATTGGCATGTTCTCATTGTAATATGTTTATGCCACACTTTGAATCACCCATACATAGAGAATTGGATACGATTATAAAAGATATAGATTCATTTTTTAGTATAGTTGATTATGTTAGTGTATTTCATTTGGTAGGTGGTGAACCATTTTTATATCCAAATATAGAAGGTGTAGTTAGACATATTGTTGAAAACTATATGAATAAAATTGATAAATTAATTATAACAACCAATGCAACTATAACACCAAAAGATAGTATGATTGAATTACTAAAAAGTAATGGTATTATTTTGAGCGTTAGTGATTATACCGATAAGCTGGAAAATATAAAAAAGAAAGTTACAAAGGTGTTGGAAACTTATAGAGAAAGAGGAATCAATCATTATGTTAGAAACGAAATTGAATGGTATGATTTTGGAGATTTAAGAATTAAGAAAAATTTACCAACCGATGAATTGATAAAACACTTTGATTCATGTACTGCACCATTTAGAGGATTGAACGATGGTAAGTTTTATTATTGTCATTTAAACACGTCCGCCGTTAGAACAAAATTATTTCCATTAAATGAAAATGATTATTTGGATATAAAGAATGTTTCAAAAGAGCAGTTATTAAAATTTGATTTGGGCTACACCGATTTGGGATATATTACATTTTGTGATAATTGTAACGGATGTAATACGGGAATCAAAATACCTGTCAGTTATGAAAAACAAGGAGTTAGAGATTTATGAAAGTAATAATTGATATAGATAATACACTTTGTATTAGTAACGAAAGATTTGCTTTAGCAACAAAACCAAACGGAAAAATTGATTGGGATATTGCACATAATCCAGAACTTATAGAAAAAGATAAACCAAATTATCCAATGATTGATTTGGCAAAAAAATATAAGAAGGATGGATTTGAAGTTATAGTTTTAACAGGCAGACCGGAATCCGTTGAATCGGTTACGGAAGAATGGTTAAAAAAATATGAAATAGAATATGACCGATTAATTATGAGAAATCGTAGTTCACATTTTTTAAAAGCAGTGGTGTATAAAAAAAAAGTATATGAAACTCTAATCAAATCGGATGTATTTTGTGCATATGATGATGAAGAAGAAATAATACAAATGTGGAATAGTTTAGGAATAACGGCATTTAAAGTTTATGCAATTGATTGATAGACATATAAAATTATTATTAGAAAATAGAGATTTAGAAAACCCAAACTCATTTGAAGATTTGGGTTATAATTTTTTTGGACCAATTGTATTTAATTTTTTTGATTGGTTGAGAAATGAAATAAATGAATGCGATTTAGTTTTATTTAATTCTAGAGAAGGTTATTTTTTTATACAAATATATGAAATATTTAAAGAAAAATATAATTTACCACAATACACTTATTTTAAAACATCACGAAAATTATCAACAATTGCATCTTTAAAAAATGAAAAAGATATATACGATACCTTTAAATTGCACAGATATAATGGAACATTAAAAAGTTTATTGAAAAACAGATTTGGAATAGATACCGAAGATGATTATAATATTGATACATTAAATGAAATACCAAATTTGGATAAATATATTTCTGAAATTTTAAAAAATGCAGAAAGAGTTAGAAATGAATATGGAAAGTATGTTAATGAAATTGTAGATGGATTTAGTAATATAATTATGGTAGATAGTGGATATCAGGGAACAACGCAATATAATATTCAAAAAACATTTGGAATAAATTTTAAAGGTAGATACATAACTTACAAAGGAAATTTACCATTAAAAAATACTGTGGGTTTTTGTGATTTTTATAAAGCAAATTTTAAAGATAATATAATATTTTTTGAAAGCATTTTTACAGATAAAGTCGGAACTTATATTGATATTATTGATGGTGAATTTATAAACGAAAATATTCAAATTTTACATTTTGATAAAAAACAAAAAGTTATTGATGGAATAATTAAATTTGTAAAAGATGTTTTTAATTTAAAAGCAGAATATGAGATATCATATGAATATGTTGATTATATTTTTAATTTGATGTGTAGTAAAAATTATATCAAAAATGAAAAATTATTTGATATTTTTTTCCACGATAATTATTATGTAAGAGATGTTATAAAAAAAATAACTAGATAATAAAGTTATGAAAAATATACATGGTTCTAAATTTAAATTAATTTATACGGATTGGTTCATTCAAGATGGTGAAAGAAGACCATTTGGCAATGGTATACATCCAATAATCAGAGAATTTATACAACACATATATAAAAATAATTTAAATATAGACCCTTATAGAATATTACAATATGGTGGTGATGAAAAAGGTATAAAATTTGACCACTCAGAATTAATAAATTATTTTAACAGAAATTTTCCAAAAAATATAATATCATTAAATCAAATAAATGATGATGATTTTATTTATATCTACCCATTAGAAATTAAGGATACTCTAAGTGCTTTAAATAATCACAATGGATTTGAATTAAATGATATACAATATAAGTGGTATTTAAGAGACATAATTCCAACTGAAATAATAGAACATTTAAAATCAGGCAAACTTAAGATATTGGTGAGTCTAATGCATGACCCATTATATGATGATTATAATATCAATCAATTTGAATTACAAATGAATAAATTGGGAATAGATGGTTCTAATATAATTTTTTTAGGTGGAAGTAATTTTAAAGAATATTATGAAAAATATCCAGAAAGTAGAGTAAAAATATATAATGGGCATTTATTTATAAGAGGATATGCGGATATGATGAAAACATTTCCTACTATTGGTAATTTGGGATATATGTGTGAATTAGTTGAAGAAAATGATTTGGATGAAAATAAAATACGACCACATAAGTTTTTGTGTAATAATAAAACAATGGCAAAACCCCAGCGGGCAGCAATGGCATATTTTGCAATAAAATATGATTTATTGAATAGTGGTAAATTTTCTTTTATACAAAAAATTGATAAAAAAACTTTATATTCACATATATCAAAAATAATAGAAAATCCAAATCAAACTTATATAGAAAAAATAGAAAACATTTTACCATATGAATTGGATACACATCATCTATCAGAAAATGAAAAAACCAATTTTGGTGCAACTAATAATATGAAAGATTGGTATAATGATACATATATAAATTTAGTTACTGAAACTTTTTTTGGCAAAAACGTATTCTTATCTGAAAAAATATTTAAACCACTTTCTAATTTACAACCATTTATAGTTTTAGGTGATTATGGAACCATTACAGAATTAAAACGATTGGGTTTTAAAACATTTGAACCTTTTATAGATGAAAGTTATGATTTAGAAATAGACCCAAAAGTTAGAATGTCAAAAATAGAAAAAGAAATTGAAAAATTAAAAAATAAGTCAATTCAAGAAATACATGATTGGTATTATTCTATAAAAGATATATTATTATACAATCAAAAACATATGTATTCATTTGAAAATTATGAATGCTTTGAGGAAATATTCGAAAAAATTAAATTAGATTACGAAAAACAAACAACATGGAATTTAAAGGAAAAAAAGTTATTGTAACCGGAGCAAACGGATTAGTTGGATTGCCGGCAGTTAAAAAATGTTTAGAAGAAGGTGCTGCAAAAGTATATGCAGTAGATTTAAGATTTGGTGAAAATCTAAATTTCTTAAAAGGACAATATAGTGATAGATTGGAGTTGGTTAAAACCGACCTCACATATCTTTCTCATTGTGAAAACCTATTCACTATGGATAAGATTGATATCGTATTACATATTGCGGGTGTTAAAGGTTCACCGGCTCGTTCATCATCCCAACCCGCAGATTATCTATTCCCAATGTTGATGTTTAATACCAATATGATTAAAGCATCGTTTGATGCAAAAGTAGATTGGTTTGTATATCTTTCATCGGTTGGTGTTTATAAGCCGGCAGAAGTAATGAACGAAGAAGATACGTGGAATCAGGAAGAAACTTGGGCATCTACCCCATCTCGTTTAGATTGGCATCCAGGTTGGACAAAAAGAATGGGTGAATTGACATTGGATTCGTTGAGAGTTCAATATGGTTGGAAGAATTGGACAGTAATTAGACCTTCAAACATATATGGTATTAATGATAACTTTGCACAAGATGCAACTGTAATCTCATCTAACATTTGGAAATTATTCAATGTAGAAGGTGATGATATGGTATGTTGGGGTAATGGTTCTTCTCGTAGAGATTTTGTATTTGGAGATGATGTTGCACAGGCAACTATTGATGTAGTTAAAAAAGAAGTTAGTGATATTATTAACTTTGGATGTGCAGAAGCCGTAACCATTAAAGAAACAATTGAAACTATTGTTGAATGTTATACGGAAATTACGGGTAAAACAAAGAATATAGTTTGGGATGAAACTAAAACAAATGGTGACCCAATTAGATGTTTGGGTTCTAAAAAACAGGTCCAATATGGTATATTACCACAGACTACTTTAAAAGAAGGAATTAAAAAATCAATATTAGAATACAAAAGTAGATTATAATGAAACTATTTACTATTGGATGTTCGTTTACCGAAGGCCAGGGATTGCAAAAACAAGCATCAGAATGCTATCCACATCTTCTTTCTAAAAAATTAGAATTACAATATTTTAATTTTGGTGCGACGGGTATGTCCAATGATTACATATTCAGAAAAGTATTTGAATTAATAAATTCCAATACATTAATAAAAGATGATATATTAATAATACAATGGACGCATTATTTAAGAAAAGAATTACCAGTATCACATGATAAATATCAATGGTATCACGTAGTTCCTAATTCATTTCATGCATATGATGACAAAGTAATCATTGAAAGAGATGATGATAGTAAAAGTGTTCAAAATATGTATATTGATGGTGAATTATCGGAATCACGTTTAATTGAAAAAGAAGAATTACAATCTAACAATCAACCTTTATTAGAAAATTATATTTTACATTTTTTAAATGAAACATATCAAAAAAATACTACTAAAAATTATATAAATGCATTATACACTTATTTGGAGTATTTTGGATATAAGCACATACATTTCTTTGGATGGGATGCATGTAATATTAAATCGGTTTTTGATAATAAATCTAATTTTTTAAAAGAATCATTCGGTGCTTATACTAAAACACAAGGAAATGAACATCCAAATAAAAAAGCACACTCTGTATGGTCTGATTTTTTGTATAAAAAAATATTAGAATTTGAATATTTAAATACATTTGAAAATCAATTAGAAAATTATAGAAAAAATTTATATAAATTAAAATCGGAAATAGAAAAAGATATAGAGGATGCAAATCAAAAAATTATAAATGAATCCGAATTGAAATTAGAAAAAGAAATTAAAAAAATAAGAAAACAAAAAGAATTGGAATTACAAAAACAAATAGAAGAAGATGCAAATAGATTAAATGTATTAAAAGAAGAAATTAAAAATGAAATTGAAAAGCAACATCAAACATTAAAAGTAATTAGAAAACCAAAAACTTTAATTTAAATGAAACATATAGTAGCATCGGGGTGTTCATTTACTAATAATTTTAGAATTAATATTGGAGATGAAAGACGTTGGGAAAGTGACCCAATTGAAGATTGGACTTGGGCAAATTGGTTACAACATTATTTAAAAGAAACACATACACTCCACAATTATGGTGCAATAACACATGATAATAAAAGTATTGTTCGTTCTATAATATACAAAGTAAATGATTTATTGAAAAGTGGTGTATCTCCGGATGATATAATTGTGATTACACAATTTACAACATTAATAAGAAATTCTTTTTTTATTACACCAGAGAAATATCACCCAATCAATCCAAAAATTAGATATCAGAAAAACAACGAAAGTTGGGCACATACTACCGATTATTTAATTACAGGCAAAGACAAAATATCGCCATATGAACATGGATATTTTCATTTAACCGGAGGGTATAATCCAACAAATAATCCAATAAATGTAGACCCAGTAGTATTTCAATGGTTAGATGGTGTAATGACTTATACTGAAAGATACTTTGAATGGTTTGAATATATTACAATGCTTTTAAATTTTTTGGAAGTAAATGGTATAACTAAAATTAAATTCTTTAATATGAGTAACAATTTTAGTAAAAAGTATTTAAATGAAGGAAAAACTCCACCATACTATCATACTCCAAAAGAAAAATCTGTATTTGAATGTATTGTAGAAAATAGAGATATTTGTGATACTTGGGAACAAAAAGAATTAGAATTCGATAATTCATATGTTAAATCATATGCAGACCAAATTGATTTTAAAAAATATTTTTGGTATTTTGAAGAAAATTCATTACATTTGTTTGGTGGTTTAATTGAATGGAGTATTAGAAATTTTGATTATAATATGGATGGTGATTTACCAAAAGTATTATGGAGAGAAATGAACGGAATGGATATTGAAGAACAAAAAAAATATTTAGAAAGAAGTTGGTATGGACATACATCATCCATATTAACGAAAAAATTTGTTGAAGATGTTGTGTTAAATTGGGATATTTTAAAATAAATTATATGAAAAAAACAGACAAGATTTTAGTTACAGGTGCAAGTGGATTTATAGGTTCACATTTATTAAGATTATTATATGAGAAGGGTTACCGAAACCTTCGCTCAACCTCTTTCAGTAGAGATTTGAGAAACGATTTTGAAGGAACATCGGAAGTAGAACACATCAAAGGTGATTTACAAACTGCGGAGTTTTGTCAATTAATCAGTAAGGATGTGGATGTAGTATTCCATTGTGCAGCAAACACTTCAAACGCATTAGATACCAAATTTAATCCATTGTTACACGTTACTCCAAATGTGGAAATGAATGTAAACTTAATGGAGCAAAGTTGGAAAAACAAAGTTAGAAAGTTTTTATTCATATCATCTAATACAACTTATCCTGATATGGGAAGTGAGTTTTGTACCGAAGATATTAATGTGCATGCTACTCCAATGTTGCCAGTTTATAAGGCAGTTGGTGGTATGAAAAGATATGGTGAAATGTTATGTGATTTCTTTTCTAATCAGATTCATGAACCAATGCAATGTTTAATTGTTAGACCTTCAAACGCATTCGGGCCAAATGATAAATTTGATTTTGAAAAATGTCACGTTACTCCTGCAAACATTCGTAAAGTAGCAGATGGTTTAAATCCAATCCCAGTTTGGGGTGATGGAACGGAAGTAAGAGATTTATTACATGTTGAAGATATGGCAGATGGTTTCATCTTTGTAGCAGAAAATAACGATACATATGATATCTTCAATGTATGTTATGGTGAAGGGTTTACAGTAAACGAAACACTTGCAACGATTAAAGAATTGGATAACAATACAAATCCAATTGAATATGTAAACAATAAAGCACCAATGATTCCTATCCGTTTATTATCTTCTAAAAAGATTAATGATTTAGGATGGAAGCCAAAGAGAAACTTAAAAGAAGCTCTTAAAGAAACTATTGAGTGGTATAAAGCTAATAAACATTTATATAATCCAAATTCAAAACCATAATGAATACACCACAAATGTCTCCATATAAAGATGAACTTACCAAAGCAATGACATTCCTTGCTGAAAAGGATAATACAATCTTTATTGGTCAACAAATAGTTTATGCAGGAAATCCAATGTCAACAACTTTGGGAAATGTTCCAAAAGAAAAAATGATTGAAGTGCCTGTTATGGAAGAAACACAAATGGGAATGAGTTTGGGATTAGCAATTACAGGAAAAACAGTTATTTCATTTTATCCAAGATGGGATTTTTTAGTATCAGCAGCAAATCAGTTAATTAATCATGCTGATAAATTTGAACATATGACCGGTAAAAAAGCTAATATAATAGTTAGAGTCGGTGTTGGTAGTAAAGACCCATTAGATCCAGGAATTCAACATAGAAACGATTACACTCAAGAATTTAAATCAATATTACAATTTACAAAAGTACATGAATTAAAAAATTCTGAAGATATTTATTCAATATATACAAATGCATATAATGAAGGGGGTGTTCATATTATTGTTGAATGGCCAGAATTATATTATAAAAATTAAACAAAATGTGGAAAAAAATACCAATAGTTTCGTTTTTTATTAAAAAATACGAAAGTTATAAAATGAAGAAAAAACTTCAAAAAAAATTAGAAGAACTTAAAAAAAGAGACCCATTTATTTATAAAAATTTTTAAATGGCCAAAGATATAATACTTGGATATGATGTGATGACGTATAATGGTGAACAACCAAATTGTCTAAATCCAAAATTTTTAAATACAATTTTTAAAGCATCCGATTTTTACTTTTCCGATTCTTTAGAATTTTTTGTAAAAAGATGGAACAATGGTTGGGTATTATACAATAGTAATATGTATAATAACTTTGCTCAGAAAAGGTCACTTTATCAAATCAAAGAAGATAGAAAGAAAAATATAAATTATGAGTGGTTTTATATTGTAGAACCATTTGCAAGTTTAGAAAATTTCTTTGGAAATGATAATTTCTATAATGAATTTTGTTTAAAAAATATTTCAAAAGTTGCATTAGATGAAATAATAAATGGTAATGGAAAATTACTTATTAATTACATAATAGATGGTGGAACTGCATTTAGAGTTAAAAATTTTACAAAACTTATAGAATTTTTAAAAGAAAACAATATACCCGATGAAAAGGTTTATTTTGTATTTGCAGATTTTAAATTAAAAGAAAATTTAGAAAAATTAGGAGTAAATTATAAAGTAATGGATTATAGTTATAATATGATTGGTAAAGCTCAAGAATTTTATAATACAATAAATAATCCAAATTTTTCATATTGGGGTGAAGATTCATACGAACCGCAATTTGGTATAGTAAAACAAAAACCAACATCGATAGTAACATCTAAAGAATTTTTACAAAGTATTGGAAACGAAAAAAAAGATTTTTTACTATTAAATAGGCATTGGAAATTGCATAGATTACTTTTATTAAGTCAATTACACAAATTGGGATTAGAAAAAAGTTTAGTTTCTTGGGATAATAGATTTGCTTACCAATTAAATAGAGATGAATTTTTAATGTATGATAATAATGAAGAATTTTTAAAGTTAATTACAGAAACATCTTCATTATTAGATATAGAAGATTTAACAAAAATTGCAGGATTTGGATTTGAAAATAAAGATATATACTTAAACACATACATTAGTATAGTTACTGAATCGGTTTTCTTTCAAGAGGATATAAACTTTCCAAGTGGATACCTTTCAGAAAAAATATGGAAACCAATTGGTCACTGTCAACCATTTATATTGGCTGGCCCATCAAAATCATTAGAACACATTAGAGAACGATTTGGTTATAAAACATTTCACCCATATATTGATGAAAGTTATGATATGGAATTGGATGATATAAAACGATTGGAAATGATTAAAATTGAAATTGATAAGTTTTCAAAAAAATCTAAAGAAGAAAAAGACCAATTTTTAAATGATGTTAAAGATGTGTGTGTACATAATCAAAATTTGTTTTTAAAATATGCAGTAAACAGTTGGAACAACGATTTCACAAACAAAGAAATGACAATACTCCTAAATTTTCTCTCAGATAGTAAAAAGAGTTTAATTTAAGATATTTATACATATGAGTTTAAAAGAAGTAAATAAACCAAAAATACAAGGTGAAGTTGTAATATATGCAGGTAGATTTCAACCATTCCATAAAGGACACTATGCTGCATACCAAAATTTAGTTAGTGAATTTGGTTCTGCAAATGTTTATATTGCAACATCAAACGATACATCATCTGGTAAATCACCATTTAATTTTAGTGAAAAAAAGGAAATAGCAACTAAGATGTTTGGTGTTCCTTCATCAAAATTTGTAAAAGTAAGTAATCCATATAGACCCGTTGAAATATTAAAAAAATATGACGGACAAACAATAGCATACATTGCAGCTGTTGGTGAAAAGGATGCAACGAGATTACAAGGTAAATATTTTAAACCATACAAAGGTAAAGCGGGATATGGTTATGATGAAATTGGTTATACATATCCAATACCTGCAGAAGAAAATCCAATTAGTGGAACGGAAGTTAGAAAAGGATTGGGTAGTGATGATAAAGAAAAAGCAAAAAAGTTTTTCTTAAAAGCATATCCAAAATTTGACAAAGATATTTTTAAGATGATAGCAGGTAAATTAAATGAAGAATTTCCTGGGGGAATTGGTGTAGGTTTAAATTTACCAGGAGGATATATTAATGGTGCACCAACCGGTTCGGTAGAAAAAAGTAATAATACAAAACCTTCTTACGAAATGAGACCAGAACCACATCCTACAAGACATGAAAAAGAGCATCCATCTGATGAACCTGATTGGCATAAAAAAAATCAACCATATAGTCCAATTGATGAAATTATAGAAAGATATATTACCAATGAAATATTTGAAGAATTTGTTAAACAATATTTTGGTGAAGAATCTGAAGCAGAAAAATTGGGATTAATTCATTTGGGTGGTGGATATTATGGTAAAGATGAAAAAAGCCCTGCAACACATAAATCTGATGGAGGCAAAATTCGTGCATTAACTCCTGATGAAATTGAATTGCAAAAACAAAAACAAATGGTTAAAGGACCATCCGACGCACCAGTAAATAAAGGTGATACACAGCAGGGAAAAATTGATAAACAAAAAGAAGAACCAAAATCTACCGAAGAAAAACCTGGAGAACAAGGACCACCGCCTGAACAAAAATTAGGTGGAGCAGAATTAAAATCTAATGCGGAAAAAAGTGATATAGATAAGATTAAAGAAAAAGCAATTGAAATAGCAAAAGAAGCTAAAGCAAAATGTGATGCGATAATTAAAGATTTTACTGAAGAGGAACAGCATGAAGTGCATGAAACAACAAATAAACATTCTGAAACCAGAAAAAGCTGGGGACAGAGAATTCGTGATTTTATTTCAAATCTTCCAAAAAATATAGCTGAAAAGGTATATGAAGTAGCAAAACAAAAATATCATCAATTAAAGAATACAGGTAGAGGTATAAAATCTTTAGCATTATCAACAATGTATACTGGTAAACCACAATTTGGTTGGTTTAAAGATAAAGATGGCCAATACAAATATAGTAAGCATGAATCGGAAAGACAACGAAAAGCATGTATATCAACTGTTAAAGATGTAGCAATTATAGGTGCATCGGTAGTAGTGGGTGCAGCCGTAGCAGGTGCGGCCGGTGCGGCAGTAGCAGGAAAAGGAGTAGGTGGAGTTATTCATGCAGCAACACATGGTGCAGCTCATTCCGTATCAACGGCCACCGGATTTGCGGCACATGCTGCAATTGATTTTGGAAAACATTGTGCTTTTGAAGCAGTTGGACTAGCAGCTGGTGAGGGACATACCGAAGCCGCTATTAGTGCGACCGGTATGGGATTAGGACATATGGCTCTTAAAGGTATGGGATTAATGGAAGAGAAAGATGAAACAAAAGCACATGGTGATATGTTTATGAAATTAGTTGCAGAGGTTGTAAAGAAAATGGAAGATTTTGAACCAACTCCTCAACAATTATTAAAAACACTAGAATCATATAAAAAACAAAAAGAAGTTTCAAAATTGCAAAATCTTACAAAAGGATTAAATGAAAACCTTTCTGAAACAAAACAACAATCAATCCAACATTTTGTAGAATTTGCAACCAAAAGATTAAAATTAAAAGAAACACCAAAAGTTACGTTAGTTGGTGGAAGAGAATTTGCAGAAATAAAAACCAGTTTAGGTGGATATAATCCAGAAGATAAATCAATATATGTTGCAACAGAAGGAAGATTAACGGCAGATATATTAAGAACTCTTGCACATGAGATGGTTCATAGAAAGCAAGATGAAATGGGATTGGTTAGAAACCCAATGAAAGATGGTGCAGATGGTTCTCCAATAGAAAACCAAGCACACGCAGTTGCAGGAATCTTAATGAGGGAATATGGTAGAGTTAATAAACAAATCTATAATGAGGATATTAATATAGATGTTGATAAGGGTGATGAAGTTTTGATGGGAAAATTCAAAAACAAAAAAGTTGTTGTAAAAGATTTAGGTAAAGATGGACATGGAATGCCAACCATAAATGGTAAGGTTGCAACAACATTTAGATTGGGTCAAAAAGGACAAAACATATATGAAATGGGTAATAAAGATGTCCATTTTATTAATATCATAAAATTATACAGAAATGCAACATTCAGAAAAAGAATAAATGCATACCTATTTGGAAATCCAAACGGATATAACGCAAATGATGTTGCAAAATCATTAAGAAATATGGGATATGATGAAATAACTCAAATGGAAAAAGAGTTAAACATCAAACCTAATTTTGATGAACAAATGTTAGAATTATATAGCGATGTTGAAAAGTATATATCGGAAATTAGTTTAAATACAACACAAGATGGTGTTCCAGATGGTGGATATGTTCCAAAGGGAAGAGTGAGAGTTTTAGATGGACAAGATGGTGTAAACAAAGAAGAAGAGTGGTATACAAATGGTGGATATACTCAAAAAGATTTTCCAAAAGCAGATGCGATATTTGGTGATGATGAAGCCGAAGAAAGAACAGTTAGATATACAATTAAAAATCTTCCTGATGTAGATTATATTGAAACGGATTTTATTAAGGAAGGATTATTATTAGAAGGTGGTGCATATGGTCATATGTCGCATCCATTTGATGATATGGATTTAACTTTTGGTGATTTAAAAGATATTATAACAAAAGCACTTAATGGAGATTTGGGAGTAGTTAGGGAAAAAACTGACGGACAAGCGTTAGCAATCAGTTGGAAGAATGGTAGATTGATAGCAGCAAGAAATAAAGGACATTTAGCAAATGCCGGAGCAAACGCAATGGGTATCGAAGATGTTGCATCAAAATTTGGTGGTAGAGGTGGATTAACTGATGCATACAATTTTGCAATGAGAGATTTATCAGCAGCGATTAGTGGTTTATCAGAAGCACAAAGAAAGAAGATATTTAATGAAGGACAATGTTTTATGAATTTAGAAGTTATATGGCCAACATCGGTTAATGTTATTCCTTATGGACAGGCTTTATTAGTATTCCATAATACAACTTGCTACGATGAAAAAGGTTCTGCTATTGGTGCAGATGGAGGAGCAGCTGGAACTTTGGCTGGAATGATAAAACAAATAAATGCAGATGTTCAATCAAAATATACAATTCAAGGACCACCAATAACTGAAATTCCAAAAAATGAAGATTTAAGTTCTAAACAAAATAAATACATTTCTAAATTAAAAAAACTTCAATCTGAATTTGGATTGAAAGATTCTGATAATGTTGCAGATTATCATCAAAGTTGGTGGGATTGGTGGATAACATCAAACGCACCTGTTAAAGTTGATAAACTTACAAAAGAAGCATTGATTAGAAGATGGGCGTTTGGTGATAAAAGTTTTAGATTAAATACAATATCAAATCCTAAATTACAAGAGTGGGCAATAGACCATGATAAAGTAAATGTAGCAAAACAACAAAAAGATAATATTAGACCATTTGAGGAAATATTTTTAGGTGTTGGTGCAGATGTTTTAGAATTTGTTAGTAGTGTATTGACCGTTCATCCTGAAAAAGCAATTCGTTCAATGAAACAAAAATTCAAACAAGTTGCAAATCAAGTTAGAAGCACAGGTAATCCTGCACAAATACAAAAATTAAAATCAGAATTAGAGAGATTAAATCAGTTAGGAGGTATAGATAAAATTGTTGCAAATGAAGGATTGGTATTTTTTTATAATGGTAAAACTTATAAATTAACCGGTACATTTGCACCACTAAATCAGATACTTGGTATTTTTTACTCTTAATTTGATATATATTATAATAATAAACAGTTACAAAAAGGAAGATTAGTATGGCAAAAAGAAAAAGTTTTGATGAGAAAAGTAAAGGAATGCACAAATCTCGTAAACTCATCATAGACACAGTTTTTGGAAGAGAAGATAATACTCAAAGAGTATTTGGTTATGAAAAGGTAGAAGATACTACTAAAAGAGAAGTTGGTGAAAGATGGACAGATGCCGATGGACAAGAGTGGGAACAATTTGAGGGATTTAAAAGTAAAGTTTCTCAAATGGATGATGTTAGAGAATATTTAAAAAAATTAACTACATGTCATTCAGAAAATTGTCCAACCGCAAAATATTCTCAAGCTGATAAAAAGGCAGTAGCTAGAACAGGATATTGTGTTGTTTGTTTGAGAAAGATAGAACAGGAGTTGAGAAACGATGGAACTTGGCCATTTTTTGAAGATTACAAAATAACTTTAAATAAGTTAGCATTTGTAAGAGAAGAAAAACAAAGAATGGAAGAAGTATTAGGTGGAATCAAAGACCATTTTGAAACCGTTACCGAAGATGGTAGACTTGAAAAATGGACTTGGCAAGTGGATATTGAAAAAGTAAAAACGGATTTAAAAAAAGATATTGATGGAGCTTATGATGCTATCGAAGCATTGATAGAACGTAAGTTAGCATTAGAAAATAAGTTACATGAATTAAAACACCCAGAATTAGTAAAATAAAAAATTATGAAAAAATTATTGAATTTAAAAAACATTGCAATCGCAGTATTAGTCGTTATCGTATTATTGGAATATTTTAACCCAGGTGGAGTTATGCCAGGCAAAACTATCAGAATTGATGGTAAAAAATACGAAGTATTAAAGCACACAATCGACACCATTGAAGTAGAAAAAGTAAAAGTAGTTACTAAAAAAGGAAAAGATATTGTGCATGAAGTAATTGATGTGGATACATTGGTTTTAAAAGAATTAGTAAATGTAGATACAGCAGCATTACTTAAAGATTACTTAGCAAAAGTAATTTACAAAGATACCCTAACTTTAGATGGTGGATTGGGAACTATTGCATTAACGGATACTATCACAAAGAATAGAATCTTAGGTAGAACTTGGGATGCTAAAGTAAAAGAAAGAATCATCAAAGAAGAACTTATTGTTAAAGAGCCAGCTAGAAACCAAGTATATTATGGTTTCAATGGTGGATTTAATAAAGCAGATGTAGTATCACATGTTGGTGCTGGTGTAATCCTTAAAACCAAAAAAGATAAAATTTATCAATTAGGTGCAGGTGTAGCAAATAGAACTACCGATGGAACTAACGGAACATTATCACCATATGTTGGGGCTGGTGTTTATTGGAAAATTAAATTGAAGAAGTAATGTCAGTTCAAGGGCAACCAAAAAAGACCCTTAAAGAGATAATTGCTGAAGAATATCGTAAATGTGCGTTAGACCCCATTTACTTTATGAAAAAATATTGTATTATTCAGCACCCGGTGAGAGGAAAAATACCCTTTCACCTTTATCCTTTCCAGGAGGGATGTTTAACAGATTTCAAAGAAAATCGTTTTAACATTATATTAAAGAGTAGACAATTAGGTTTATCGACTCTTTCTGCCGGATTTATTCTGTGGAAGATGTTATTCAACCAAGACTTCAATGCATTGGTTATTGCAACTAAAGTAACGGTTGCAAAAAACTTAGTAGAGAAGGTTAGGGTTATGCACGATTTACTTCCTATTTGGTTAAGAGATGGTAGTAATAGTTCTGTGGAAGATAATAAACTTTCTCTTAAATTAAAAAATGGTTCACAAGTAAAAGCAATCGCAAGTTCTCCAGACGCTGGACGTTCGGAAGCCTTATCACTATTAGTTGTGGATGAGGCGGCATTCATTAGAGATATCGATGAAATTTGGTTATCAGCACAATCAACTCTATCAACGGGTGGTTCTGCTATTGTATTATCAACACCGAATGGTGTGGGTAACTGGTTTCATAAAATGTGGGTAGAGGGTGAGAATGGAACAAATGGTTTCAATTGTATCAATTTACATTGGACAGTTCACCCAGAAAGAAATCAGGCATGGAGAGATGAACAAACTCGTATCTTAGGAGTTAAGGGAGCAGCACAGGAGTGTGATTGTGACTTTGTCAGTTCAGGTGATACTGTCATAGACCCACAACTATTAATGTGGTATAAAGATACATACATAATGGACCCCGTAGAAAAAAGAGGATTTGATGGAAACCTTTGGGTATGGGAGCATCCAAATTACAATAGAGCATATATGGTAGTTGCCGACGTTGCTAGAGGAGATGGCTCGGATTTTTCAACCGCACAGGTATTAGATATTGAAGATTGTTCACAAGTTGCCGAATATAGAGGTAAAATTGAAACAAAAGATTTTGGAAACTTTTTAGTTGGATTAGCAACTGAATATAATAATGCACTTTTAGTTGTGGAAAACTCAAACGTAGGATGGTCTACAATTCAACAATGTATTGATAGAGGATATGGAAATTTATTTTATATGAGTGTTGATTTAAAATATATCGATGTTCAAAAACAAATGAGTAATAAATTTTATAGAGATGAAAAGAAAATGGTTGCAGGATTTTCAACTACTTCTAAAACTCGTCCTTTAATTATATCCACATTAGATACATACATAAATGAAAAAGAAATCCTAATTCGTTCAAATAGATTAATAGATGAATTGTTTACTTTTATTTGGAATGCAGGAAGAGCAGAAGCAATGAAGGGATATAATGATGACCTTTCAATGGCACTTGCAATTGGACTTTGGGTTAGAAATACCGCATTGAGATTAAAGCAAGAAGGTATGGATTTGACAAAAACAATGCTAAATTCAACACAAGTTACTCAATATTCGGGTATTATGTCAACAGGTCATTTAAAACAAAACCCATATGAAATGGATTTGGGTAAAAAAGGAACTGAAAATTTACATTGGTTATTAGGATAATTTTATATTTATAAGTTGATATGATAAGATTAATTGACCTTTTAGATGAAGACCTTAGAAAATGGTTTGGTAAAGGAAAGTGGGGTGGTAAAGGTGGAGGTGGATGGGATAGATATAATTCTAGTGGTGAAAGAGTTGGTAAGTGTGGAGATGGAGAAGAAGGAGATGCATATGCGGCTTGTTTATCATCTGCAGCAGCATCCAAATTAGGAAAGAAAGGTAGAGCAAGTTTTGTAAAAAGAAAAAGAGCAAAACAGAATGATAAAGGTAGGGGTGATAAAGGAGATGGAGGAAAAGGAAAAGCACCTGTAAGAGTGAGTTGGGATAAAAAGGGAAGTGATAAAAAATATAATCCACCTAGTTAATATGAACGAAAAGTGGACACAAAAATATAAAAGCTCAATTGATTGTGATAACCCAAAAGGATTCAGTCAAAAAGCACATTGTCAAGGAAGAAAAAAAAATGAAATGACAACAGAACAAAAATTAAATTTATTCTTAGAAAAGAATTGTCCAACTGACCCAGCAAAATGGTCAGCATCTAAATCTGCAGCAAAAGCTAAATTTGATGTATATCCATCAGCGTATGCAAATGGATGGGCTGCAAAAAACTACAAAGAAAAAGGTGGTGGATGGAAAGCTTGCAGTGAAAGTATAGAATTGAATGAGGGATGCTGGGATGGGTATCAGCAAATAGGAATGAAAGAAAAAAATGGTAAAATGGTTCCAAATTGTGTACCTGTAAAAGAAAATATTAAAGATATGAAATTAGTTAGTTTATTGCCTGTAAATGTTTATAATGAAGATAATCATTTACCAAATCATCCTGAAAGAAGAGATGATGATAGTGAAATAAATTACGGCACAGTTGAGCCGGATGAATATGATGTAGAAGATGAAGATATGGAAGATTTTATTTCATTTATGAGAGCATACGCAAAGGAATTAAATGAAGCAAGTTGTCCATGTGTATTTGAAGCAGAATATCAGGGTAGAGAAGTTAAATTAGGTAAACCAATGCAAGGTGACGTAAAGAAATTTAAAGTTTATGTAAAAAATCCTGCAGGTAATGTAGTTAAAGTAAACTTTGGTGACCCTAATATGAGAATTAAAAAATCAAACCCAGATAGAAGAAGAAGTTTTAGAGCAAGACACAATTGCGATAATCCAGGCCCAAGACATAAGGCAAGATATTGGAGTTGTAGAAAATGGTAATTTGGTAATTACGGATTTTTTTCGTATATTATAAAAAATTTTATATAAATGGCAGATAAATCAATATTTAGTAGGTTACAAAAATTATTTTCAACAAACACCATTGTTAGAAAAACACAAGATGGTGTGAAAGTAATTGATACGGATGAGTATCAAAATATGACCACAAACTTAGTTGACCGTTTCATGAAAATGAAAGTGACAAACTATGGAACAGGTACAACACAATCATCTTTAGCATATCAACAAGTTAGAATTGACTTGTTTAGAGATTATGATTCAATGGATACTGACCCAATATTATCATCAGCATTAAATACATATGCGGATGAGTGTACCGCTAGAAATGAATTGGGGAATGTATTAAAAATTCATCATGAGGATGATAACATAAAACAAATCCTTGAAAATCTATTTTACGATATAATGAACATAGAATTTAATCTATGGCCATGGACTAGAAACTTAGTTAAGTATGGTGATTTATTTTTACAATTAGAGATAGCAGACGAATTGGGAATTGTTAATGTAATGCCATTATCTAATTACGAAGTTAGTAGAGTTGAACAATTTGACCTACAAAATCCACAAAGAGTTAAATTTGTATACGCCCCATATCAAAACCCAACAGGTGGATATCCACAAACTCCAAAGAAAGAATTCGAAAATTATGAAATGGCACATTTCCGTTTAAACAACGATTCTAACTTCTTACCATATGGTAAATCTATGTTAGAGGGTGCAAGAAGAGTTTGGAAACAATTAATGTTGATGGAAGATGCTATGTTGATTCATAGAGTAATGAGAGCTCCTGAAAAGAGAATATTTAAAATTGATGTTGGTAATATTCCACCAAACGAAGTGGATAACTACATGCAAAAAATTATTAACGCATCTAAAAAAGTTCCATTTGTTGATGAAAGAACAGGTGAATATAATTTAAAATATAATATTCAAAACTTAATAGAGGATTTTTATATGCCGGTTCGTGGTAATGATAACGGAACCGCAATAGATACTCTAAAAGGTTTGGAGTATAATATGATTGATGATATTAATTATTTAAAAAATAAGTTAATGTCAGCATTACAAATTCCAAAAGCATATTTAGGATACGAAGAAGATACAAATGGTAAAGCAACTCTTGCAGCAATGGATGTTAGATTTGCAAAAACTATTGAAAGAATACAAAGAGTTATTGTTTCTGAATTAACAAAAATTGCAATTGTTCACTTATATGCTCAAGGTATAAACGATGATAAATTAACAAATTTTACATTAGAATTAACTATTCCATCTAAAATCTATGAGCAAGAAAAAGTTGAATTATACACTTCAAAGGTTGCATTAATTCAATCAATGCAACAAACAAAAATGGTTTCTAAAAAATGGATGTATGAAACTATTTTAGGAATGGCAGAAGATGAGCAAGATGCAGAAACATTGGGAGTATTAGAAGATACAAAACAACAATTCCGTTTAACTTCAATTGAAACACAAGGTGTAGACCCTGCTAAAGAAACAGGAGTTGAACAACCTACGAATGTAGAAGAAGAATTAAATAGATTAAAATCTGAATTAGAAGAAGAAGGAAAAATTGGTAGACCTAAAGACCCTGTTAGATATGGTAAAGATGACCATCCTGAAGGAAGAGACCCGTTAGGAATAAAAACTCTTAAACAAAAAGAAGGTTCTGTAAAATATAAACCAAGAGATTCATATTTAGAAATTTTCAAAGATATGAATGGAAATAAAAAGAAGATTTTGACAGAAGATTTAACAAAAGAGTAATAAACCGATAATTGAATATATTTATATCAGAATAATTATACAATTTAATGAAAAAAATTAAACATTCGAAATTTAAAAATACGGGATTCATATTTGAATTATTAGTTAGACAAATCACCGCAGAAGTAATGTCAGCTAATAAATCCGTAGCAGAAAAAATCTTAAAAGAATATTTTAATGCAAAGAAAGAATTATCTAAAGAATTAAAATTATACCAATATTTAATTAACGAAAAATATAATTCGGAATCAAAAGCTGAACAATTTATCAATACAATTTTGGAAGCTAGAAAAAGATTAGATGAAAAAAAGCTTACAAAAGAAAAATATAATCTTATTAAAGAGATTAAAGAAACTTACAATTTAGATGAGTTTATTAAATCTCCAATTTCAAATTATAAAACATTAGCATCTATTTATAAAATATTTGAAACTGTTATTACAGATGAACAATACGAACCAACCGATATAGTTTCATCTAGATTTACAATTACGGAAAATATTATAAATACTTCTATTCAAAATAAAGATTCTAAAATGAAAGATGCTGTTTTAGAAGAATATAGAAAGCAAGATGAAGATTTAAGAGCAGTATCTTATAAATTATTAGTAGAATCTTTTAATTCAAAATATAAAAATCTTACCGATGAACAAAAAGGATTATTAAGAGAATATATTAATAACATTAATAATACCGGTAAGTTAAATGAATATGTGAGTAATGAAATATCTAAATTAGTTGCTGATTTAAAAGAAGTTGGCTCTAAAATTTCAGATAAAGTTACAAAAATTAAATTAGCAGAAACAATTTCAAATATTAGAAAAGTTAAATCTGTTAAAAAAATAAAAGAACAACATTTATCAGCAATGATGATGACATACGAATTGTTAAAAGAATTAAAAGAATCGATAAAAAAATAAAAAATGACAAATTATAGAATTTTTAACGCAAAAGAAATTACAACAGGACAATCTGGTTCTTTGGATAGAGCTTGGGGTATAATGGTAAATACAACAATATGCACGGGTACATTATATTTAGAAGGATTTACAGGTACATCACATACTACTATGAGTTTGGCATATTTACCAAAAAATACACCAATACCAATTTATCCTGCTAATATAGTAGAATATACTTCAAATGGATATACTGCTTCAATAGATGGTGTTCCACAAAACCCACCGGCAGTTGGAATGTATAGTGTTCAAGTAACATCCGGTTCGGTATATCTATTAGCTTAAATCCTATTTAAATGCCAGCACAATCAAAAGCACAACAGAGATTTATGGGGATGGTTCACGCTACGCAAAAAGGTGACATGGAAGCACCATCACCAGAAGTAGCAAAAGCAGCTGATTCAATGTCGGATAAAGATGCCAAAGATTTTGCATCAACATCTCACAAAGGATTGCCTGATAAAAAAGAAGAACAACTTCAAAAAATTAAAGAAATCATTCGTAAAATTGTTAGAGAAAGAATGATTGATGAAATGAATACAACTGGAAATGTAGCTGGGTATAATACTCCATTTGCATTTAGTGGTAAGGATGGGGAAAAGAAAAAAGCAAAAAGACAAGCTGACTTAACAGGATATAGTGTTGTTAATGAAAATCGTTGGTTGGCATTGAGACAAGATGAATCGACTGCACAGGCAAAAATAGGTAGAGGTATATCTAATATCAATAAACAATTAAAAGAAATGGAAAGATTTCTTAATTGGTATGGTAAGATTAAGAACGAAAGTGGTGTAGATAATAAAAGTTATTGGAAAAGAACTAATAATCATATTTATAGTATAAAAGAAAGATTAATTAAATTAGACCAAAAAATCAGACAAATTTCAGAATAATGAAAACAGCAGAATTAAAAGAACTTATCCGTCAGGTAGTTAAAGAAGAAAACGATTATCAACAATTGTTTAAACATATGTTAGATAGAACAGGTAAGTCTATTTCTGACATGTCCGATGAAGAAAAGAAAAAGTTTTTTAATGCAGTAGATAAAGCTGCAAAAGCAAAGTCGGAAGGTAGATTAACAGGTTTGCCAGAAGAACTAACTGATAAGCAAAAACAATTGGATGTTGATAAAGATGGTGAAATCGAAGGAAGTGATTTAGCAGCATTAAGAAAGAAAGATTAATATGAATAAAGGATTATTGATAGAAACTCATTTATTTGAAGCAAAGCTTGTAAAAGAAGAAAACGGAACTTATTTAGTTCAAGGTATTCTTCAAAGAGCAGGTGCACCAAATCAAAATAACAGAAGATATCCAAAAGAAATCTTAATGAGAGAGTGTGAAAAATATAATCAACTCATCAAAGAAAGAAGAGCATTGGGTGAATTAGACCATCCAGATTCTCCTGTAATTAACTTAAAGAATGTATCACATAACATTAGAGAAATTTGGTGGGATGGTGATGATGTAATGGGTAAAGTAGAAATTCTTTCGACTCCATCAGGTAATATTCTTAGAGAGTTATTAAAAAACAATATTCGTTTGGGTATTTCTTCAAGAGGATTAGGTTCGGTAAAAGAATTGAGAGATGGAACCGTAATGGTGCAAGAAGATTTTGAGTTAGTAGGTTGGGATTTTGTTTCTAACCCATCTACACATGGAGCATTTATGGCACCAATAAACGAATCTAAACAATGGAAACAGATTGCAGAAGAGTGTGGTAAGTGGTGTAAAGCACAGGATTTAATGAGAGAAATTATAGTTGAATTAAATTAAATAATATGTTTTTAAATGAACTAACTTGGTATCAGTTTTCAAATTTACCAAACATAAGTAAACTACCTCAACACGAACAAGAGAGACAATATAGAATCTATATTAATGACGTAACAATGCAAAGATTTGCTATGATACAAGAAGAACTTTCTAGAGCAGAAGCAATCGCAGTTGCCGCAGCAGCAAGTAGTGGTGGAGGTGGTCACATCCAACAAGAAGGTTTACCTTCCGGATGTATCGAATTTGTAAACAACACAACAGATGGAACTTATTCGGAGATAACCATTACAACATCAGGGCCTACTAACTATACAATAACATGGGGAGATGGAACGGAAGTTACCGATACAATAGATGGTGAATTACAGATTGACCATGAATACGCAGATTCAGATACAGAATACACTGCTAGATTGTGTTTCGATGATGCTAGTTTAGTAACCCAATTAGATTTCAGTCAAGATGACGATGCATCATTAACCTCAATAACAGGTTTACAAAACCTAACAAATTTAGAAAGATTTGTAGCGGATGACCATAATTTAACATCGGTTAATTTATCAGGATTATCAAATCTTAACCATGTGGATGTAGGTGATAACGAATTACCAGGTTCAGGTACTAATAGCCTAACATCTATTAATTTAAGTGGATGTACATCATTAACATATCTTCGTTTAGATGATAGTGATTTTTCAGCAGGATTACCTGATTTATCGGATTGCACTTCTTTAACATATATAGATTTTGACCAATGCGGTATAGTAGGTTCAGTAGATGTAACTAACTTAACTTCATTAGAAACTTTTGATTTTGCAGGAAATACAGAATTAACCGAATTAATTATATCTTCAACACAACCATTGGGTGGTGATGGCGAACTATTAATTTCGGATTGTGCACTTACTCAAACTGCAGTAGATAATATACTTGTAGCATTGGCTAGTGGTAGTGTTTCAAACGGATATATCAGAATTGATAATGATTTTGGAGAGGGAACAAACGCTACACCTGGTGAAGTAGGTAGAGAAGCACTTCTTGAACTTGATGACAGAGGTTGGAGCTTTACTATTACAAATGGTAATCATACTGCATTGACAGTAGCAAACGAAGCACTTGAAGTTAATATATGTGCTAGTACATATACAATCACACAATATATTGCAAGTGGTTCGGTAATAGAAGTAGGTAATAAATTATATCAAAATTCAGAGGCATGGTTACCAGCACTACCTGGATGGTATAGAATTGATGGAGATGGTTCAATTAAATTTGAAGTAAGTGGTAGTAAAGGTGAAATCATATCTACTGCACCTTGTGTATAAAAATAAAAAATATGAAACTAATAAATTTAATACCAATATCTAATAATTTTACAACTGCAGAAGTTCTTTCAAAAGAAGAATTTAATGAAGAATTAGAAGATATGGATGTCAATTTACCTTCTAAAGTTGAAAGATTTTTAGATAGAGCATTGCAAGTTATTAAATCATATAACTTACCAAGAAAAAAAGAACAATTAGTAATTGCAAAAATGGTAGATGCATTAGGAATGACACCATCAGATTTGCAACAGGCAGTTGCTAAATTAAAAAAATATAAAATTGTAAAGAGATAATTTATGATAAAGTTAAAAGATTTATTAAAAGAAGAAGAAGATTTTCAACAATTACCTACTGAACTAAAAAAACATTTTTTAGAAATAATTTCAACTTATGGTCAACATAGAGAAGGTATGAGTAGAAAATCCGATATTATGCAAATTGCAGAAACATTGGGTGGAATAGCAGATGCTGCACAAGAATATACTTTGAGAGAAGGTGGTGATTGGTTTGATAGAGTGACTATTAAAAGAAATATGAATGAGTTAAAGAAATTACAAACTTCATTTGAAAAAGAAGCAGTTGAAGCTAAAGCACAACAACAAAGATTAGAAGCTCTTTATGAAGATATGGGGCATGTATTGGGTAGATATTTTGAAATCGCTGATTTATCGGAAGATGTAATGAAGCAAAGATTAGGAATAAAATAATGGAACAATTAGCATCACTTTTATTACATAGTAGAACACAAGCACATTCATTTCATTTAGGACAAAGAGGTGTTGGTTCTTTATCTGCTCATCTAGCATTGGGAGCATACTACGATTCAATCGGTGGATTGGTAGATGGTTTAGTAGAAGCATATCAAGGCCAATATGGTTTAATTAAATTACAACCTGTTAGTGGTTTAGATACAAACAATGATATCAAAAATGTAATTGCATATTTTGATAAATTGATTGCAGCAGTTGCAAAATTAAGAAAAGAAGAAAAATTACAAATGAGTTGGTTACAAAACGACATAGATACGGTTGTAACCCTTTTATACTCTACAAAATACAAATTGGTTAATTTACAATAGAAGAATGTTAATAGTTAGCGTTAAAGGTGGAAACATAGAGTGGGCACTGAAAGAATACAAAAGAAAAGTTCAGTCCACAAAACAAATTGAAGAACTTAGAGATAGAAAGAATTTCACTAAGCCTTCTGTTAAAAAAAGGTTACAAAAAGAAGAAACTATAAGAAAAAACAAATTATTTTAATAATTTCTTTAGTTTTCTAAAAAATTTACATATTTATTTTCAAATATCTTATTTTTTATTATAAGATTACAAGACATCGTTGATTAATGAATACCCTTCTCTATAAGGTGTGACCGAACAATCAACATAATTACATTGGAGTTCCTAAGAGAATAACTTCACAACAAAATTTAAGGAAAAAAAGATGGCAAATTCAAAATTATTGAAAGAAGCAATCGCTGATGCCAAAGCTGTAAAAGAAACTGCTTTAGCAAATGCTAAAATCGCTCTTGAAGAGGCTTTCACTCCAAGACTTCAATCTATCTTATCTGCAAAGTTAAGAGCAGAAGCTGAAGCTGAAGATAAAGAAGCTGAAAAAGTAGACGAAGAATTATCATCTGATGGAATTGGTTCTAAAGTTGACGCAGGATATGCAGAAACTCCTGGTGCACAACCATCTTATGATGCAAACACAGACTTATCAGTAGGTGTTAAAAAAGATTCAGGTAAACCTGAACAAGCTGGTACTGACTATAAAAAAGTAGCAGACATTTCTGAAGAAGAAAATCCTTTTGACAAAATGGGTGATGACGAAGAAGCTAAGCAAAACGAAATCGCACAATTGAAAGCTAGATTAGCTGAATTAGAAGGTGAAGATTCTGAAGAAGAAAATCCATTCGCTGGAGATGATATGGAAGCAGGTGATGATTCTGCTGATATGTCAGATGAATTCAGTATGGGTGATGATTCGATGGACATGGATTCTGATATGGGTTCTGATGAAGAATCTGAAGATGATATGGACTTAGAAGCAATCATTAGAGAATTAGAAGCACAATTAGGTGATGAAGATTCTGAAAAAGAAGAAGGTATGTATGAAGCTGAAGAAGAAAAGAAAGATGACGAAGCTAAAAATGAAAATTTAGCTGACGGTTCTGAAGCAGGTACAGACAAAGGTGAAGACCCTAAAGTGGTTGTAACCAACGAAGAAGAATCTAAAGAAGATGACGAAAAAGTTGTTGATTTAGAAGAAATCTTACGTGAAATGGAAGCGGATATGAAAAAAGATGATGAGAAAGTTGATGAAGCTGAAGAAGAAGAAAAAGAAAAAGAACTTCAAGAAGCTTATAAAACTATCAAATCTTTACAAAAAACTATCAACGAAGTGAACTTATTGAACGCTAAGTTGTTGTTCGCTAACAAATTATTCAGAGCACACAACATGACTAACGAACAAAAAGTGAAAGTGATTGAAACTTTGGATAGAACAAAATCAGTTAGAGAAGTTAAATTGGTATACTCTACATTAGCAGAGAATTTCAAATATGGTTCTTCTAACAAAGTTGCTAAAAAAGCAATCTCTGAAGGAATCGCTTCTAAAGCAGTTAAATCAACTGCACCAAAAGCAGCAGCTAAGCAAGTAATTGCAGAATCTGCAGATTTCGCAGATAGATTCAAAAAATTAGCAGGTATTATAAAATAATAACAAAAAATAATTAAAATTATTTAAAATGGACTTAAAACAAATTATGACAGGCGCTAACCCACAGTCTATCATGCTTGAACAAACTAGAGGTTTGAAAGCAAAGTGGGAAAAAACAGGATTGCTTGAAGGAGCAGGTTCTGAAACAACTAAGCATGGTATGGCAGTAATGTTAGAAAACCAAGCTAAGCAATTATTAGATGAAGCTACTAGAACTGGTACTTCAACAGGTTCAGAAGAGTGGGCAGGTGTAGCTCTTCCATTGGTAAGAAGAATCTTTGGTTCAATCGCAGCTAAAGAATTCGTTTCTGTACAACCAATGAACTTACCTTCAGGTTTGATTTTCTATATGGATTTCAAATATGGTTCAAACCCAGCAGGTAATCCAAACTTCACAGGTTCTTCATTATTCGGTAATGGTGGAACTTTCGGTAAAGATTCTTTAGCACCTGGAGGTAACAAATTGGGTTCTACCCAAGCTACTGAAGGTGGTCTTTACGGAGCAGGTAGATTTGGATACACAATCAATAACGCAACATCTACAATTGTAGCTACAATGTCTTCTGCATCTTTAGCAGATATTGATTGGGATTTAACAAATGCAACAGTTTCTGCATCTTACGCAGGTAACACATTGAAGAAATTCGTTGTGGCTTTACCAGCTGATGCTGATTTTAATGGTGTAAGAGCTTTCGAAGCAACATCATTAACTGGTTCTGTAACTTTCTATCCTCAATACACTACTAAGAATGGTTCTAATGTTGAATTCGTTGCATCTGCAACAGGTATGGGTAACGATAACTCAGTAGAGGTATCTTTAGCTTACCACGTTCAACCAACTGATATCTCTAGAGGTGACTTCGAAGATAGAGGTAATGATTTAGCAATTCCAGAAATCGAATTAGAATTGAAATCTGAACCAATCGTTGCTAAAACAAGAAAATTAAAAGCTATTTGGACTCCAGAATTAGCTCAAGACTTAAACGCTTACCATAGTGTAGACGCTGAAGCTGAGTTAACTCAAATGTTAAGCGAATACATCTCTTTAGAAATCGACTTAGAAATCTTAGAAATGTTACAACAAAACGCTTTCACAACTGAATACTGGTCTTCAAAAGTAGGATATGAGTGGAATGGTAATGGTTTCTCAATTGATTCTAATGCAGCAGCTGCATCAGCATATCAAAAGAACACATGGTTCCAAACTTTAGGTATCAAATTACAAAAGGTATCTAACAAAATTCATCAGTTAACAATGAGAGGTGGTGCTAACTTCGTAGTAGTATCTCCAAACGTTGCAACTATTTTAGAATCAATGAATGGTTTCTCTGCTAACCCAGGTAAAGATGCTTTACAATTCGCAGCAGGTGTAACTAACATCGGTTCTATCTCTAACAGATATGACGTTTACAAAAACCCATACATGACAGAGAACGTTATCTTAATGGGCTTCAAAGGTTCTAACTTCTTCGAAACAGGAGCAGTTTACGCACCATATGTACCATTGATTATGACTCCATTAGTTTATGACCCAACTAACTTCACTCCAAGAAGAGGTGTTATGACTA